TCTACACACTGACCAGTAGGACCTATCTTACCGATATCTTCATACTTATTATCTGATGCATCTGGGTTTTCTGTTTGAAAAACATATCCAAAGATGCCCTGATAGACATATTGACCTGCTCTTGGGTCTGCAGGAGCAATAGGACCACCACTTAGGTTAACTTCTTGTGCAGGATTGATAGTATAGAAGTGATCTTCTGGGTCATAGAAGTATTCATACAGTGGCACAGCGGTCTCTCCTGTCCCTGCATAGGCATTTGCATCACTTTCACTCGTAAAAATATATCCTAGTATCCCTACAAGGTAGTATGGTTTACCATTATTGCTAGCTGGTGGTGTCTGTGAGAGGGTTAACTGTGTATCATCGTCTCTCTGCCCTCTATAATGAATATAAACAGGCACCGAATTAGTAACCTGAGTATTCATCAGGTAGAAAACAGGTATCTGCCCCTGTCTAGGCTCTGGATTATATCCTCTTAATACTTTTTGCCAGTGCTCATCGTCCCCAATAGCATGCTCTTTTGTCAACTCTGGGGTTTTTGCGTATTTGTGATCGTCTTTACTACCTCTATAGAAGCGATAAACAGGTTGTCTACCATCATCACAGTTGGCAATACATGTTTTCTGCTCCTCACCAATGTAATGCACTATGTCCTTACCTAAAGGCATAGTCCCAGGTCCCTCATCGAGATACTCTATAGTATAACTCTCTGAGTTTTCCTCATCGTAGAAAGGTTTTATGTAATCCTCTCCCTCTACAGGGTTAGGAAACGATCGTTTACTTGATAGGATATAGCAAGGCAATTTAGCTCAAACGATCTTCCAATTTATTTAGTCGAGAATACAGATCGTCTAGAATCTCTTTGATATTCAAATGCTTCTCATACCCTTCTGGTTTATATTGAATCATATCAGCACCAGGCGGGGGTTGTTTCCTTATAGCGTCCTCACATATAGCAGTCCGTTTGGCAAGATTCTCTAATCCTTGACCCACCTTTTCTAGGCAGAAAGCGATTTTTTCAATATCATCCATACCCTGAGTAGGTAAAGGAGTTGTCGGTTGGGCAGGATCCCCATAACTTATAGGACTAGTTGATTTAATTGGCATGATCAGTCGCGATTTTTTTAGTCGTCAATGGCTACTAGTTTAAGAGACCCATCAGTCTCCTCAGTATATTCAAGAGTGGTGCCTGCTTTCCATCCCATTTCCTCCAATAACTCAAGTGGTAGAGTAATGAAAAGATCGCAATATTCGTCTTCTTCTATAGTGAGAGTAAATCTTTTACTCATTAATTGTTATCAGTGTTACACCTTATGTAGACTTACCACGAATTGCACCTACGCATGTCTCCATATAGAAGCTATTACCAGGTGCAAGAAGGTCAGTGATTTGACTCTGCCCCCGATAAGGATGATGTAGCATAAACCCATCACCCAGATAAACACCTCCATGGTTAGGTGCTTGCCCATGTCTCTTAGTATAACCCCCTTCTAGAGGCGTATACCACAGTCTAAAGAGTATTATATCATCTTTATCCAGACTGTCAAGAGATGCCTTCTCCCACATCTCAGACTTCATTACATATTCCCCTTCTTCAGTATCAATAGCATTGTCAGTAAAAGCATATATCTGATCTAACTTGGTAAAGTCTCTCAACTCTCTATTACAATATAACCGATAGTATTTTCTTACACAATGGTAGCAACTCCACGAATGAATACTTCTCCACTCCTCACCGAGTAAGTGTGAGTATTCCTTCTCTATCTCTTGGAGTTTGCTTCTCCTACCCATATGTGTGAATGTTGTAGTGTTTCCTAACTGGTTTAATCTTTGGTAATGCCTTCTGCCTTACCTGTAAGTATACTCGTAATAGTGTTTCTGTTTTCATTTAGTGTTGTCTACTGTGTTTGTTTGCATCATCTAGTGCTGCTGCCTGAGATCTAAAAGGACCATACTTCCTACAGTCAGGATAATCAAATTGCCAGAAGTATTTCCTAGACTTCTCCCATATCTTAATGTCTACTGGGGGCACTGTAGGTAACTGAAATACTTTACTCATGGGTTGTGGGGTGAAAAAATAATTGAGAAATTTTTTAAATATGAATAGAATAAAACTCTCGCTTTGGGATACTTTTGTAGGTTAGGGACTTACCCGATTTTAATATACAACAATATCACCCAATTTAACTGTCCATACAGACTAGTATAACTGTATTACTGCATGCTGACCTCATAGCATACTCCCTCTAATACCATATACTCACATAACTGAGTATACTGGGTTAGGTCTTCATTCAGTCCAGTGTCCAGGAGAAACTGACACATTTCTCCGATTTCATCGGGTGGTAGGTTGCCACTATCATATAGATCTAGATAGACCTCTAACTGTTTTGGAAGTGTGCTCAAGTGCCCTCTGTGTGATTAGTGTGTTTATGCGGACGTGTGTGTTTACCTGTGGAAAACTTCTTAACACTGTCCTTCCCTCTGTGATGGTGTCTTTTCTCCCTTAGTGACTTGTTTGCGTTGTTTCGGTGTGGATCATTCTGTTTGTATGTCCTACCCATGAATAGGGGCGAATACCTTACTACCTAGTCATAATAAGGCATTAGAGGGCAAAAGTCAACCCCCCTGAGAGGTCTGTGTGTGTCCTCGGATAATTGTTGACAAAAAAAACTTCGTGTGTTACGCTCTTAGACAACTGCAATATATCACTCGTAGGTATATTTATTTACCCATTTAAAATGATTCCCCAGTATGGGCGAGAGTGGGCAAAAACCTGTGGAAAACTATCTTACATTTATTTGTCTGGTATAAAGTTAACTGTCATTGTTACACGGTCATCGTATGGGTTACCCTCGTATCCGTGTGTCATGCTTGACGGATAGATGATTAGATCTCCCTCCTCCATAGGCACGGTTGCTTCAGTCATATTAAATGCTGTATAGTCTTTGTTTGGGAATTGCATAACAGGATAATAAGACCCTGCTACATTCCTTCTAAACTTTAACGGCGAATGCCCATCCTGATAGTTAATGAGTAATGTTGCTGAGTAGATACAATTAGAATGCTCATGTGGTGCATATAGGGCACCTTTAGTTGCTAATTCCAAATAACAGTCAGATATACTAAAATTTAGATCATAGTTGTATGCTTCCGTGTTATACTGTTTACATGCATCCAGTAAAAAATCGGCGACACTGCGAGAATCTTCCAGTATTCTATTTCTTGCTCCAATCTGTGAAACATTATGAGTTATTGCTAATCGCTCATGCTCCTGTCTGATTTCTTGGGTTTCTATCCACTTGAATATTTCTTTTTTAACAGTGGGAAAGTTTGGCATACTATACCGACCGACTGGTAAAGCGAAAAGTGCGTAAACCTCGTTGACTGGTTGCTTCGGTAGTGAATCGCTTAATGGTGATGAAGTCATCTTATAAAATGAAAAAATAGGGGTGTGGTGCCCCTAGTGTGTTATTTAGTTGTTTGGGGACTTATAAAGAATTTAAAACTAGATGCACTGCAATGTTAAAAATTTCGAGATGCCCCGAGAGCGGTTAGTCGATTGCTAACTCCATACCGCTCACGAAATCCTCTTTAACATTCTTGTAACCTACGAACCACTCGTAGTTTTTCTGAAATACTCTCATACCATATGAGAATTCATCAAGTAGAGCGTTTAGTCTGCTTTTAGTGGTATTTGACTGCCAACCGCCATCTTTGATGATAATTGAGTTAGACTTGACCGTAGCAATGTGATTACCATGTAAATAAACGTCTGCTTCGCCATCCCAACCTGCAACAACTGTTGTATTGGATGATGAGAAGTTAGATCTGTTTCTAACTGCTTGATTCATTTGTCTTTCAATTTTTCTCATGTGGTGCTCCGTGTTGCTTATACTAATATTATAGTGGTTAAAAGTGTGGTAGTGTGAGCGTATGTGCCACTAATACAACTGTCACAAGAAGAGTTGCGTGTTTCATGATACTCCACTATACTTTGCTTCCATGATTTTGTCAAATACTGATCTTTGTAAATCATGTAATTCAATGTCCATATCTCTCAATAGGTCATACAATTTAATCATCTGATATTGCTCATCAAATGTGATATCGAATTGATTCATAGTTTTAAAGTGTGATTAATGCGAATGTTTGAATTGAGTAATTGTTTTTGAATGTCAAGTAATTCACCTAGTTTTAATCCTTCTAGGTCTGTCCACTCCTCGACATAATCGCATTGAGTGAGATCTGCACCTCCCTTGACCAATAGAGGTGCACTTCTGAAGTCATTCTTCTCATCTATCCAAAAGACTCGACCGAATGCTTCGCTCGCTATATATCCGTTATTCATGAGAAGTTTAAACTCTTAATTTCGTTTTCTGCTTCCTCTTCTTCTACTCCCTTGAGTGCATCAAAAGATGGATAGAAAATATCATCTAGAATTTTCTCCGCAAGCACTTCCTCCTCTGGTAACATATAAGTGCGGTAATTCCGTAGTGCGGAATAGACTAATTCATACTCTTTTCTGGTCATTGTGCTAACTCCTCGAATAATGTGGTTGCTTGGTCTCCTAGCATTGACATAATACCAGAATTTTCATCTTGCTCTAGATGATACATTTGGTCTAGGGTTAAGTTGTTTTTAACCCTATACTCCTCCCATACTTCGTCATATAGGTTTTCAAGTATGGTATCGTTAGTTGCGTGACTCATGCCCATGCCCTCCCACCGTATTCTGCTTTAAATGCTCCGTGACCTCTGTCTGCGAGATACATGCGGTTACAGATCTGATTTGCTCTGAAGTTTGCAATGCCTTCTAAATCAAAATCTCTGTTTGAAAAACCTCTTTCTTGAAACTGTGTCATTAGATCTTCAAAGATCTCGTTGTTAGTGTTTGGTAGAGTCATTTTTGTCTCCTTGCTTTGTATACTCTTATTATAGTGGATAATAATGATGTAGTGTCTTCATGTGTGACAGTTTTATTACTGGCACACACTTGGTTGACTTTTCCTGGAAATTGCTTACACACTGTGGTTACCTCAAGTATAGGTAACCGCCTGCCCAGTCAGTAAACTTACTGTTGTGCATTCTTTCTCTTTGAGATATGATTCTCATATCGTATCTTACATGCTTAGCGGGTGACTTCCAACTTGCAGGTTTGTAGATTTCGCCAGTTTTCTTATCGATGAAACAAGTAACTGATTGATCTCTGTATTCTTTTCTATTCTCATCCCATGCTTGAGAAACAACTTTGTAATACTTCTTACCAGTGATTGCTCTAAACTTCATTAATTTTGCTGTCCCATTTCTCACTTCCTCTAACACCTTATTTGCATATTCCTGAGAGAATCCGATGCTTGGACGAGAATGCATTTCGATGTGGTGCTTTCTGTAATTGTCCTCTAGTGCTTCAACATGTAGGTCTACCCAATTAGGAATGAGTTTTTCGATTGTTGGATTTGAAACAGTCATGTGTCTTTGTTTGTTGCTTATACTAATATTATAATGGTTTATTGTGCGGTAGTGTGCAACCATGTGCCACTAATTAAACTGGCACACTAAACTATCCCCTCTGCTACTAAACCCATAATGTTACCAGTCTCATCGATAATCTCACCTGTCTCATTATCTCTAACACAAGAATATTCATAATCACATCCAAATTCAAAAGATAAATCTTTCGCTTTCTCTAGGTCATCAGTATAGACTTCTGACTTGAATAATCGAGGTGTTTCGATTGTGTATTTGAATTCATTCATTTTAAAATTCCTCTGTGATGTATCCGTTTTGTGAGACCATAAACTGATCTAATTTAGTGATATCTTCGTTAGTAAGAGAAACAAAATCAACTCCTCCTACTGTCTGAATTCCCCACTCTGAAGTCTCAATTACAAATTCCTTCCAATTTGCACATATGCAACTAATACCTTCTAGAGTATTATCGAATAGAATCGCTTGCTTGATTCTGTTAACTGATTCTGTGTAAATTGCTGTTGAATTCATTTGTTTGTTTGATTACTCTTATTATAATGGTTTTTAGTGCGGTAGTGCACGATAGTGTGACAGTAATTAAACTGTCACAAACTGGGTATTAATTCTTACTCCCTGTGCTACATAATGCCTAGTTAAGAGATTCTTATATCTTACTGCATTAGTGCCTAGGACTCTATCGATCGCTCTCTGATTGAAATCTATCTCATCGATCTGCCATTTATCATTTTTAATCATGTCTTGGATTGACTGATCTGGGTTATACTTACCACCATGTGTATTAAATGCACGATCGTCTTGGTCATGTGTGTAGAATACTGTAGCGATCTCTTGACCATCGATTTTAACAACACTTGTGAATGCATTGCCTGTTTGATATGAATTTAAAACAGTTAATCCATTTCTGAGTGAAGTAGATTCTCTTTTATCGATTGCCTTGATAACTCTTTTTTGAAATCCGTCCATGTTAACCTCGTTTGTATATTAATATTATAGTGCTCTGAAACACCGTAGTGTGCTCCTGTGTGCCACTAATCCAACTGTCACACCCCATTTATCCTTTTCTCTATTAATTCATTATAATCTTCATGCAACTCACATCCAATATAATCACGTCCTAATTGCTTACTTACCATCGCCGTGGTGCCACTACCCATAAATGGGTCTAGCACTAAATCCCCTTTTTTACTCCCTGCCAGTATGCACGGTTGTATTAAGTCAGGTGGAAATACTGCAAAATGACTTCCCTTATATGGTTTATTGGTTACTGACCATACAGATCTTTTATTCTTTTTAGGATAACTTTTTGATAGTCCAGTATGCGGTTGTAATCCTGTCCCCTTATTATGATACTTTCCTTTTGTGCGGTCTCTCGTCCCCCAGTCCTTAGCGTCCTCTTTAATTGCTTCATTATCATAATAATATTTCTTATTCTTAGAGAATAGAAAAATATACTCATGTGCCTTAGTGCATCTATCTCTTACGGATTCGGGCATCGGGTTAGGTTTATGCCAAATAATATCTTGCCTTAGATACCATCCATCCTGACGTAATGCAAACGCCAACATCCACGGAATACCGATTAAATCCTTTTCTTTTAATCCTTCTAACTTATTACCTCGTTTATTACATTTATCAGGCAAATCTTGTTTAGTTTTAGATACTGATTGCTTAGGATATGACTGACCTTTTCCTGGTCTATAGTTATAATAACTATCCCCAATATTCAACCATAATGTGCCATCATCCTGTAAATTATCTCTAACTAAGCGAAAGATCTTGACCATATTATTAATATAATCCTCTGGTGTTTCTTCTTGTCCTACTTGATTCTCTTCCCCACCATAATCCCTTAGTCCATAATAGGGTGGACTAGTTACACACATTTGTGCCTTATGCATCCATAAATCGGGCAATGTTTGTCTAACATCACCATATACTATGCTATTTCTTTTTATCATGTGTAACTTGCTGCATCCTCTACTTCATTATATTCTTCAGTGTCTTCGCTGTCTTCATCATTATCTTTAAAACAAACAGGTGTAAACTTATCCCACTCCATGAGATAACCTTTTATAAGTGGGGTGCGGTAGTCTTCGGTCACTGTGTCAAAATAAGTTGAATGTGCATCCAAATATGCTTGGACTTCTTCAGCAACATGCAATGGATTAATCTCAGCATCCTTTTCGCATTCAATTTTCAAAGTGATTGTAATGTTTCTCATAATAATTTGGATTAATGTGATTATATTATATTATAGCATATTGTGGCATTTAATCAACTTCACGGTCATATTTAATTTCTTGCATCATTAACAGTGCTGTGGTATCATCGTCCTCGGTGACATAATCGCTTAACTCTTCATAGAGGTGCTCATCATCATTGTTGAATACATACTCTTTGAAATCGTTATCTGTCATTTTAGTGAATTGTCTGTGTAAATCGTCACTAACATACTTCACTAACTCTTCTGTAGTCATTCTGTCAACAGTAATGTCAACATAAGTTTCAACTACTTCGTTGTGTAATTCTTGTGCATTCATGATCTTACCTCGTATTTAAGTGTTTCTGCATGATAACCAATAAAATCAAATATTCGATTTCTTAGGTCATCTTCATTGTATGCTGTCCATCTGCCTAGACATCTTTGGTGCATGACATATTCCTCTTGGGGTGTAAATTGCAAATCGGGGTCTCCGTCTCCAACTTCAGATAAGTAGAGATCAATTTCTGTTACTTGATAGTTAATTGTTTTCATGAGTTTTGCTCCACTACATCCCAAAGATCAATAAAATTGTGTATCCACTCTTTATGATGATCTTGTAGGTATACTTCGCCATTAGTGTCTGCTACGAGCAAATCACTGGCATCCATGAGCGGTAGACGTTGGTCATCACACCAATTTTCGTAGATATCTACGAGGAAGTTGATCGGGTCTTGAGTTTTCATTAGTAATTCACTCCGTAAATTTCTTCGAGCAATTCATTATACAATTTCTTTAAATTTGTAGATGTAATGCTTCTTGCTTTTTGGTTAATCTTTTCCTCTGTCTTATCATCAAAGTTTTTTGCCATGTCTTTGATTTCGTTGATGTAATAACGACAGTCTGATCTTGTAATAGTCATTATGCATACTCCTTGAAAATTTTCTGAATTCTGTTGTAATCAACTGCTCTAGTCTCGATTACCTGATCTCTTACACGCTCACGGTCTAGTGAATCACCACCACCCCATGTGACATGAGTGCCTTCTTCACATAAATCTAAAACGTTGAGAGTTGCAAGTGCTAACTCTTGTCTTGTTAGTCCATCGATAGGATACAGACAGTCAGGGTGCTCTGGACTATAGAATGATTCGCAATAGTCTAGAAATTCTTTGAAGTTGTGCATGTGTGTTTCTTAACTATTAATATAATAACAAAAAAGCACACCGTAGTGTGCTCATGTGTGACAGTAATCTAACTGGCACAATAATCCTTGTCAACCTTACATAATTCCTCATATAATCGATTGTTTCTTTCACTCCTATCAATCTGTAGAGTGCCACGGATGAGAGTTAAAAAAACAATACCGATTAGAATGTATAATGCATATGCTTTCATAGTCAATTACCTTGATCTTTGTCATTGAGTTGTCTGTAGTATGATTCAATTATTGTATTCTCTTCTCTAAGGTTGTCCCATTGATCTAGATTTAATTTATCGATCTTACTAGTCACTGATCTACTTATATCAGTGTGTCCGAAGTCATGAGTCTCTCGATCAATTACTTCTGAAATATATCGCCACTCATTCGTTGAGAAGTATTTGCGTATTTCAGTGTAGTTTAGTTTGTTGTCCATAGTTTTAAAACGATGATTCTACGAGAGCACTATCGGGCAAATCGCTCACCATACTATATGATAGTGAGTGAGTATGATATGACCTATAAATTCGTCCCCAAATCAGATCGAATTCATCTTGGTCTAAATCTTTAAAGATACATTTATCTTCAAAGTATATGTGATATGTCTTCTTGTTGGTCATTGAGATCGGGTAAATACATCCATTCATAATCTAATTCCTCGGGGTCTTTATTATCTATGATATACTCTTGAAAGATAGCATCACTGTTACCTATATTATTGTCATCTACATGTCTTTCGATGTTTTTCATGTAAATATATCTCATAGATGAGATTGCGAATTCAATTTGATTACTTGGCATTGTTGTCCTCGTTAAAAGGTGAATTAAAGTATTTGTTATTAGCAACATATAATACTATGAGTGCTGTTAAAATACCAAAGAATCCAATAATCAAAATTGGTGACTGTGGAAAGTCATAAAATGGGACGTTTTGCATAATATAAAAAATAGAGAAAGCAAGAAAGGTATCCCTAAGCACTTTTGAATGTTAGCATTCTTGCTTACTAATATTATAGACTATGCTACTAGTCGTAGAGTGGTGTCTTGTGCCACTTGTTGATCTGCCACATCATAGATTGACCCTAGGGTCACTCGTATGCCACTCTTGGGTGGTAGTCCCATGTGATAAATGTGCGATGGGAAAATAATCGCTTGACCCATATTAAAAGGGACTCTTTTAATTTCCTCGTTTGCACTATTGTAAAATACTGTATCACCATCGGTGCCTGCTACATGATACACAACTGACACTAGACTGTTGACGTCACCATCGTTGTGTATCTGACTGTCCATATTATTAAATTGCACATTTAATAGTGTCCTTAATGTATGTGCCTGTAGTCGGTGCTCCATCATAGCATTAAAGTATTTTATAAACCATGAATCCTCGGCACCAATAAATTCACCATTTCTGACTACCATTGTGCCAAAGAATCGTGCCTTATCATAACATGCGTATGGACTATTTGTCCATCGTATAGGATACTCACTGAGTTTTTGTGCTGTCTGATCTACTAACCAGTCAGGAAATAACCCACTAACAACTTCAATCAAAAACCTTTACCCCTCTTTTTTGGTTTGTCAATTACTTCAATTCTATCTATAAAATGACGTTTATTCCACCATGTCTCGATCACCTCATCATAGGAAGTCAACACATTTGTCTCACCTGATTTGGATATTACTTTATAATGGTGCCTATCATATGGTTTATTACTTGTTTGTGCAAACCATAATGGGTCATTCTTATCAATTAAATTAGTCATAATCGATTGTTTAATAGTTGAATCTGCCAGTTATCATCCCCACCTTCTAGTCTGTCAACCCAAAACCAAAAGTCGGGATAGTCGGGTGCTGAGCAAAATACTCTGTTTCCCCTGATCTCTTCAACAATTACCTCATTCTTATTATTAAGATATTTGTTGAATATCTGTTGTGCCTTATTAGATTTGGGCACCACTAGTGCTCTGTTTCTTAACAATGGTCTAAATCCTCAAGTAATAGTCTAGTTAATACGTTATCTTTGAATGGTAGCATTCTGTCAACACACATTTTGTGATATGTTTTATCAATCTCAAAACCTATGTATTGTCTATTCTCTTCCATTGCAACCTGAGCGGTAGTGCCTGCACCCATGAATGGGTCTAGCACTACATCGTTAACACTTGACCACGTTTTAATGTGACCTCGTGCTAACTCTTCTGGCATTGTAGCAGGATGTTTATATGATGCTTTAGACGATTGTCCAAAACCACCACTGTTTTTAATCCTCCATATGTTTGTCCTTACTCCCCACTCCTTGATTGCATTGCTTTTTCGATTAGGGTCATTCGTTGTCCCATCCTTATTGCGTGATGTAGCATTGCCCCATGATGTTATCCCTGCCCACTTGTTTTTCTTATCTTGAATAAGGTTAATACTCTTGGGTCTACCCTTGGATAGTATGAAACAATACTCAAACACCTGAGTATATCTTACTGACTTAACACCACTAGCGAAAGCGGTGCCTGTTTTCTCATATATCATTGTGTCATGTAATCTTAAACCACATTCATCTACGAAATGCAAACACTGTCTAAAACTCGATCCAGTCTCCGATCCCTTAATTGTAGCGTCATTAACATTCCACATGATAACACCACCATCTTTTAATACTCTGGTCAATCCCTTAGCAACTTCTTTAAAGACATTAAAGTCCCACTTACTGCTATCGTTGTATGTCCTGAGATCATCGTATGGTGGTGAAGTGACTACTAGGTCAACTGACTGCTCATCCATGAGTTGCATACCATCTATACAACTCATTAGGTATGTGTTATTACTTGATATCTTCATATACTGTGTGGATAAACTTTTGAGTGCGTCTTACGTTACCAAAGATAGGTGTTACACACATTCTGTCTTCGTTATGAATTCTAAGAGTAGAGAATCCATTGTTGTTTTTACCAGTCTTTGTAACTGAATCTGTCCATCCAGTTGCTTCATTCTGTTTAAGAGATAAGTCAACAATACATGCAAATACACTTGGGAAAGAATTCTCATTCTGTGTAAACTTGATGCAAAATATCTTGTCAACCTTAGTCTTACTATGATTGTTACCAGTAGCGAATGATGATGTGCTACTACCTAGTGACATTTTGTTTTCGATCTCTTCATCTAATAGAATAGCATCGTAACCAACTGTTTCCTCGGTGATGTAGTCAACACCTAACTGTTTTGCTGAGTCCTCTAGTGCAGGGTTAAAGATGTTTGCTAGAAACTTAGTCTTGTCAACTGTATTGTCAGCACCAAAGAATGAATCTAGGTCTGGTTTTTTACCACCACTACCGATCTCTAGCATCTTTGCTACACGTTGCTCAGTGAGTTTAATAGCAACTGGAATGATCTTAGATAGTGCTGATGATAGGTCTTGATTAGATGTTTGCATTGTGTTTGTGTTTCGTATATTCTTATTATACTAGTTTACCATGCGGTAGTGTAAGATAGTGGTCAGTTTCTCAACTGACACACTCATACGGTGATAACCTTGTGCGACTAACACCTGACCAGTAACGACTGATACAGTTGCTATTCCCCAGAATATGTAATACCACTTGGATTTGATTTGATACCTTTTCATAATTAAATTAGTGCGGTGGGTGCTACTCCTTGAATAAAGATTTCATCTACAACTCTTTGTAATCTCTTGACTACTGCTTGACCATAGTTGTTATGAATAGGGACTGTTACATAACCAGTTGGTTTTTTGTAAAACTGACATGCACCTGCAGGAATACGTCCCTCGGCAATTCCTCTAGCATCGTCCTTATGCATCCTGATTACTCTACCTATTGTTTGTGCCATAGCAACAATATTAAGATTTCTCAATAGAATGCAATGGGTTAAACCGTGGACGTTAATACCTTCAGATAGAATACTGTAGTGCATAACAACAAACTTCTTGCTATCATCACGTCCCCACTTCGCAAGGGTGTCCATGAATACTTCTCTGTTTACTTTCTGGTCATTGACATATGCACCATACTTTGATGTAACATGCAAATAGTCATAACCTCTGAGTCTCAACTGAGATAGTAATGTAGTATGACCTATCATATTACCTAACTGTCTACTGCTAGGCACTGCGATCAATACCTTACTAGCGTGATCTTCGTCAAGTGTGTCAAGTATCTCGGTAACTGTATCGGTGTGTGTCTCGTGCATATTCTCTTTAGTTAAAGAGCGGTCACTGTTAAATGGCACAATAGTGGGTGATACAATACTACCGTTGCTGATTAACTCAGGTGCAGGCACCGACTCTAACACTTCGCCATAAACGTGCTTATTATTCATACCACGAGTAAATATTCCTTCTTGCTTACGAGCACTACGAGGTGTTGCTGTAAAAAAGTAACACTTCTTTGCTGTTTGTGATGCATCCATCGCTTTAGGAAAGAATCCTCTTGTTACACTGTTGTGTGCTTCATCGAAATAGATAGCATCAATATCGAAATCAGCATCCAATACTTTGTGTAATGAGTGATATGTAGTGAATATAATAGCATTCTCATGTAAACAACGACATCCTTCGATGAAGTTGGCGATCTGGTCACTCTTTGTAGTGCTGTAGTAATGTGTCTCACCTGAGTGAGCATGACATACACGTCCATTGATCTGCTCCATGAAATCGTCACATAACTGCTGAGCAAGTAATATACGAGGTGCAACTACAACAATATGCTTAGGTCTATTGAGATACATGTCTGTAGTATTCAATAGTTTCTTAGCGTGCTGTATCATTATGAATGTCTTACCACCACCAGTAGGGACGATGATCTGACCTTTATTTGCTTTGTCCATAGCATCGAGTGATCTCTGCTGATGTGGGCGAAGTGTAATCAATGTATTTGTGTCGTTAGACTCATTATAGCATAAAAATGGGGTGCTGTGCACCCCTAGGTCAGTTATTTAATTGGCACATATAGGTGGGACGAAACAAACATAATAAAAATGTTGTTTCGCCATAATTATTATAACATACTATTATCTCTTGTCAACCTCTGGTAACATATCATTTCCAGGATGGTCATCAATTTTACCAGTGTATGATTTACCATATTGTTTTATTGCTTCAACTTCTACATTTTCCCAGTCTTGTCTATAGACACATAAACAACATTTATTATATTTTCTTCTTGCTCCCTCTGGATTTAATTTCTTACCTACACATATGGTGATGTAGTCATCACAAACAAATTCGATGGTGCCTTCCATGTCACCAAACTTTGCTTTATGTCCCACTTGCAAGTGCTTCATAATGTTTCGTAATTCGATTCTATCTGCATTGCTAATAATAAGTGGGATGGTCATGTGTTAAATGTAGTTTATCAATAATATTTTTTAAAAGATCTTTATCCTTCGCTGTAATATTACCCACGTCCTTCCAAAGTTTTGCTTGATATAAAAACAAGCACTTCCTTACGAGATTCTTCTCGCTGTCTGTTAGAATAGCATCTTTAGCAAACATCATAGTCCCCACTAGTAACAGTATTTATTATATAATCTGATACTTATTTTGTCCAGAATAACAGGGTTTGCTCATACATTAACTCCTTGACTTTACTAGGACTAAATCCTGCTATACCCATGTCATCATCTTTATATGGGTGATTCTTACTTCCCCAGTCAAGTAACTCATTCCTCACCTCTTTACCCATAAACTTGAATGCCATCATATATCTATTCCATAAGAAATAGGGTGTTGGTGTGCGTCCTGAGTGTGGTATCCTACCATCGAAAATGACCACTCTACCTGGTTTTGGGACGACTGCGTGCACAATATCTAACTGGTCATCATAGAATATAGTTTCACCTCCAAAGTTAGGATTCCACTTCTGATTAAAATATACTATCATAGTGCATTGATTATCAACCCATGACGGTGCATCGCAATGTATACGAGGTGCATCACCATGTTTCAATACATTCATATATGCACTGTATAACGTATCACGAGCAGGTACGGGCACATGTGAGCAAACTTCGAGTCTATCTAACACCCATTGATATAGATGATGACCTGAGCATTGATCGAAAGGTTTACTTCCATGATGATCTACACTATAGAAATCATGTGTGTAGTATGTCCCTCTAAGATCTACCTCTTCCAGATTAGGTGCAGGCAAATCTTGGCGTCCATGATAATAAGGTAACTCAATCGCTTGACGACAAATATCATCGTCCAGTATGTCAGTATCATATATTTTAATTAATGGATGCTTCATTCTATAAAACCAATAGTATTATTAAACTCATCATATCCACCTCTATCTATGTTAGTCATTTCATATGCTGTGACATTCATAGTTAATACATATCGATTGGTATCACTGTTGTTTGCTCCTGTCCTATGCTTTAACCAACCAGGAAAATATACTATATCATTTGTCTTAACTGGTATCTCAATCCAGTGATCTTGTCTAGGCATTTCATATCCATCATCTACTGGTTCTGCATACTTAAATGTATGCAAAGGGTTAAGAATTTGCAGGTTACCACTGTCTTCTGGCACATCTAAGTATGCAACGATTGCAACGGTTACATTGTGATGATGATGCTCTAAGGTTGTTGCCTTGGGTGGGTGTCTATTAATCCAACTCTCAGTCATATTACGATAGACACCTTTAAGTGACCACATGTCCCAAATTTGATCTACTACACTAGGGATATGATTGTTAGTAAGGTCACTAAAAATTTTCCATCCGTGTGGTGGGTCAACTCTACATCTACCCACGGATGATGTGCCCCCCTTCTCTAGTGCTGAGTTTTTATATGTAGAGTCTGGACTCTCAATAAAATCCAAAAAGATATCTGTCTCTCCCTTGATATCTTTCCATATATCTGAGAGATTATATTGTGATTTAAGTATGAATGGATATGGATTAATAGAGGTTATACCATTTCCAATCGACTGGTCTGGTAATGCTGTGAGCATGATATAAAGAATAGTGGTGGACTGGTATGCTTAGAGATATTCTCTCTTCGCTTGGTTGTGCTTGATGATAACAACGTGGTGGTATGTATAGTGCGTCACCTGCATTTAACTCCACATCGATAGCAGGTGTAAAACTATCATAGTCTACCTGTCCATCACCTGGTGGTGCTTGAGAAACAAATGTTGCTCTCCTTTCGTTAAATACTTTCCATTTAGTTTTACCTCGCAACTGCACAATAAAATTACTTGGCAAGTCCTCATGTATATAGAAACTATTTGACTGTCCCATCCCACAATATATTTGAAACTGACTATCACCTGAGAATATACTTGACCATTGATCTAACATATCCATCACCTTCTCATTTCTATAAGAATAGTTATTAATAATGAATGTGTGACCTTCCTTGAATAGTTGAAACAACTCGCTCTTCTCTTCCCATCCTTGTGCTGCCCACGATCTTGGATGTTTCTGTGGATTTATCTTTTGTATCTGGTGTTTACTTACTACATCGATGTCAAAAAAATTGGGCAAGTTAAGGCAATATTCAACATCTTTCCATGTGCATATATCATCACACTCTTTCTTATCCATGACCTGCTCATAATAAAATGGCAAATCATGATCCCAATTTCTATCAAATAATTTAAGCGGAAGTAAGAATGTCATCGGGCATCTGTCTGAAGTTAAAGTTTAACACCATCCTATACTGATTAATTCTAGGATTAGATGATGCGTGGAATCTATTTCCATCAAACAATATAAACTTATTCTTCTCTGGTTTATGTCTCTCTGCTATTGTATACTCCTGTGCAAATATATCGGTGATCCGTTGGTTAACATCACCGTTGGGGTCATCGAGTTGATCGAATAGAATAGTATCCCCATCGCTATCGTGGAAATAATATATGCCAGTCATGTGTTTACTATCATGATCTGTATGTGGTGTATTATAATCTTCTACGAAATGATTATGATGTAGCATTGCCAACCTGAGTCTAAACAACTCAAAGATACCAACACCTAATCTATCTTGAATGTGATCTACAATAGGAATAAAGAGATCATAATACTGTGAGACTGGGTTGCCATCATGATATAACACATGAGTCCATCCCACACTAGTTTGTTTAGGTGGGGATTTCAGATCCGTGTCATCTGTATTCAGATTAACATCGCCAAATGCATAGTTATAACCACTGCCAAAGGTCACATCATGTGGTAGAAAATACCACGGAAACCCTCGACTAGTCATTGTATCAGTCAGACGATTCAGATACGTTGTTGTTAAAAGATTCGATAGACTTCTGGATACTACCATAATTAATATGCTTAGAGTATAATGTAATGTTGAATGAGTAAGAGATTCTTTCTTCACTACCCCTGTTTGTTTCGACCTTGTGCATCAAGTTTGCAGGAAATATAAACAACTGATCTGGTTTAGGGTCATATGCTGCTACTTCAAAGTTTAATGGGTTAGTGCCATGGTCGTAGTTATGTCCTGTGCCCCATGATTTAAACATATGCAACTCATCAAGAGGTCTCATAAACGTGATACCACCACATTTCTCGGGCATTTTTGAGTAATAAACTCCTGCAAACATTGCACCAGGATGTGTATGTACATGATTAAGATCACCAGGTCCATTTATGTTTAACCACCCATTTGTTAACAACATAGCGTAGTCTTTGAAACCTAGATCTTGACATGCAACATCTACGACATCATAAACTGCTTCTGTTAAGTTAGATAGTGGTTTAATTGTGTGCATTCTTTCACTACCCCAGTCAAATGACTGGAATCCACCCTCATTCGATGCTTTCCTACCTGACATCGATCCACGATGTATAGTGGCAAATTCATTAAAATGATCTGTATCAAGTCCACAGTCTTCCTTGTGCCAAATGCCACGAGGAAACCAATAATCACATTTAATCATTTATTCTTCAAATGTAAAATCTTTGTCAGTTACAGTTGGGTCAACATGCATCTTATAAAGATATAGTGCTTCAACTGCACCTTGTAGTTTGTTTAGTTTATCCTTTTTCTCCTGTAATCCTTCAAGAGATACACGAGTAACAGTAGATGAGTAAGACATATTGTCTAGTGCCTCTCCCATCTTCTTATAGTCTGCCATGCAATCTTTATGCTGATCGCAAAAGTCTTGGACTAACTGATCGTATGTGAGTTTGACGGGGTTACCATCCTCATCACAATAGATACCTTGTTTTTCCTCAGGTGATACACCTGCTAACTCATTGAGTTTTACTTCATCCGTAGTTGGACTACTAAGATTTTCTGCTTCCATTAATCAAACCTCTTTAGATTTTTATTTAGTGAGTTAATTTTCTTGTGATCTTTAATGCGGTCATTTAGTTTGGTATTCTCAATAAACGATTTAGTCTTGAGATAATCCATCATCCTTTCTGCTTTAAAGTCCTCATTATTGGCGGTCTCAATAATGACATCAAACTCTTTTGTGTCCAACCATTTGCGTGGAATTGGAATCCATTGACACAATGGTGTGCCCGCTTCAACTATGTGGTCTCCCTCCATAGCATGCCAAAACAGTTGCAAGTTGATCTCATATGAGAATGATGGATCAACGATCCCTGTAGGTGCTGAGAAACGCATGTCATCGCTATAAGATACTGGTATCTGTAGGATGCAAACATCGGGGTGTGCCATAACCCTCCACGGTGTCTCTAGTTTCACCACCTGTCCTAACGTATCCTGTCCTTTACTTACAAGATCACGCATTCCATCTGTCTGTCTCTCAATATGAGACGTGACATATTTACCACCAACAAATAACTGACGTGTCACCCATTGGAATGTGCCTTTCTCTTTATTGGGACGGATAGCGAAGTCGGCAGGTGCAGGCAAAATCCAACCACTGTCCATGATCTGAGTGAGTGCAGGGCAAGTTGCTGCATGCTCCTTGATACCTTTGTCCTCCATCTTTAGCTTATCAAAGGTTTCTTTGAGTGCTACAACAGGGCAATCAGATTTATTCTTATGTTGCTCCTTCAGTGTATTGATTCGCCATTGACGTTTCAATTTCTGAGATGGATATAAAGGATAAAATTCAGCAACCCCTGCATCCATTGAATAAAAACGGATCCACGGTTTCTGAAACTTACCTTTAATTTTCTTCCATAGTTTTTTAACCATAGATGTTATCCCTTAGATACTCATAGTGTGTTGGTAGTTGACTCACCTGATTATATATCGCTTTACGGTCACGCTGCCAATCTTGATGCACTCTTTCCACCTCACCTTTGCGACGTGGGAAAATAAAGTGTGCTTCATCCACACTATGCTCATTAATTGGTCTGTATGCTTGACCTGCTGCGATATAAATTAGTCCATCAAATTTATTATCTGCCCAGAAATTCTTTCTTAACCCTTCATAGAGTTGGAAGTATTCCCTTCGTGATTCTAGCATAGAATGCCATCCTAGGCAATCATTCATGTATTGTGTTAAGTCATGATTACTAAACATAGATGTGTTTTGAGTAGCATCTACCCAATACTTTGTATCTTGACGTTGAGATAACAAATAATGCATAGCGATAAAGTATTTCATAGACTCAATCGCATGATCTACAGTGTAGTTATAACTATCGATATCAATCTTAGTTGTAATAGGACGACGTTTGAGACTATCCACGAGATATAATAGATTCTCATGTGTAGTCATGAGTCCAGTAGACTCTAGTGGCTCGAGGAAACCATATGCTAGTCCAATACCTACAACATTATTGACCCATGCTTTCTCTCTCTTACCATGTCTGATATTAATCAGGCGATAATCAGCATTGTCGGCAATTTTGGGCGAATAGCGTTGTGCTATATAACCCATAAACTCTGCCTGTGCTATGTCAGGGTCAAGATATTTCTGACTGAATACATAACCCATCCCCACTCTATCCCATAGTGGTATATTCCAGATCCATCCATTAGACATTGCTACACAATCTGTATAGTTATCCATCTGTATGATACGATCTGAATACTCTACCTTTGCTGACCACGCTGTGTCATTAAACAATACATCATTAAATGATACAAACTTCGATCCCATCATATTTTCTAGGATCAGGGATTTAAAACCTGTGCAATCAATATAAAGATCTGCCATGATTCTATCACCACTATCTGTATTCATAGTGATAACGTCACCAGTCTCACCTCGAGTGGCATTGATTACATTACCTGTGTATACTTTTACCTCAGGAAATTTCTTTTGTAGATACTCACCAAACTTGTGACTATCCATGTGGTATGCAGTGTCTTGACCAAAATTCCAATTACGCATTTCTTCGGAAATATAATCAGACGTTAGTTTATTCTCTTCTGCCAGAATAGTATTTGGATTAAAGAAACGTGCAAACTCTTCGGGTGGATACAAGTGTGGATACTTTACTTGCAACTCAAAGAATGTCATATAATCACTACGATAATCGTTGCGATCTATACGTCCGAATGGATATTGAAATCTCTCTCCCTCTCCTGTCCTAAAATTCTTAAATGCAATAGATGATTTATATGTGGCATTACAATATGGCATCCACTCCTTGTCATGTAATCCAAGAAATCTAAAAAACCTATTGATATGTCCTAAAGTAGACTCTCCTACACCAATAATATTTCTACCCTCAGGTTGTATGAGACTGACCTCACACTCTGGGAATGCCTTCTTCATTGTTGCTGCTGCCATCCAACCAGATGACCCACCACCTACAATACAAAATGATCTATACTGCATACAATGTCCTATTATAATAATCTAAAGGATTAACTCCCAGTCTATCACGATTCCACTCATGTGTCCAACTGTTTAGATGTGAGTCATCAGGTATTCCACCATGAAAATTAATCTCACTTTCAATGACATCATTAAATGGATTCCATCCATGACCTGCCATGACACAAAACAGTGAAGCACCACTGCTGTGATTGAAGTTTAGTTTACTGGAAAAATTATGTGACTCTTCCATCATTGTGACTCTTGCTGCTTCATTTATCCCCTTATCAGGATATCTAATACTTGAGACATATCTCCAATAAGAAGAATCCCTACGTTGAGTAAGAGCATAATGAAGAGCAACGAAACTTGCAAACCCATCGAAACCAAATGCTATCGCCTTGTTATATGTATCTCTCATCATTTGAGTGGTGTTCGGTTTCCACGTCCTACAGAATCTTAACAAGTTATCATGTGTTGATAACAGACCATTAGATTCCAATGGCTCTAGGAATCCATATGATAAACCAATAGACACTACATTACCAACCCATCCTTCTTTCTTTCTGCCTGTCTTGAAATGTATTTTCCTAAATCCATCAGTATCATACTTAAGAAATTTTGAAAACTCTGTTAATGCACTCTGATGATCTTGATGCTTACTAGAGAATACATATCCTGTCCCAATTCTGGCAAATGTGGGCACTGTCCACACCCATCCACTACTCAATGCTGTGCACTGTGTATATGATTTGAGATCCTCTTTCTTATGTCCTTCCCTATAGTCTAGACGTGTTACCCATGCTGTATCATTTGGTAACCACTCACTATAATCTAACCACTCAGACTTATTAAGTACTGATGCAAATCCAGTGCAATCAAAATATAAATCTGCTTCATGTTGTTTCTCATCTATCCATAGATATTTTATTTCGTCTCCATCCTTCTCAAAATCATCTACCTTACCAATAATATGATTTACCTTCTGGCATTTGTTGTCTTTTAACCAGTGTGCAAACTTTACTGCATCAAAATGAAATCCAGTATTCTTTTTAAGATTAAAGTTTGGATGCTTGATGGGTAGTAAATTATTTTCTGCTGCTTCTGCTGATACAAAATATTCTCGGGCAAATTTATCATTACTCCAGTTATTCTTATATGCATTCCAAAAATAAACATCAGGTTGAGGTAGATCTTGGATATGATAACCAAATGGATATTGCCATGGTGTGTCATCTACCTTATTAAAGTTACTAAATCTTACACTAATCTTATATGTGGCATCACATGCAGGCATCCACTCTTCATCTTTGAGTCCTACATATTCTGCCCATATCCTAAAATACTGAGTCGTAGACTCACCTACACCAACAGGGGGTGTATCAGGCGACTCTACGACTGTGATGTTTGCTTCGGGAAATTTTGTCAGCATTGTGGTTGCTGTCATCCATCCAGATGACCCACCACCAATAATGTAAATCTTCATACTATAGATTATAGCATACTTTTCTTAACTTGGGTATGGATCCCAAGCCATTCTGCCTGTTACTTGCACTTTCTTAACATCCTCTGTAAATGCAGGTGCACTACTTGGACTAGGTACGTTTGCTTTTACTGCTGCAACGTGGTCTTTAAATGTTGTTGTGCCATTAACTTGGTCTTTATAGAGCATGTCTAATTGCTCACCCACAGAACCATAGGCAATCGTGCGTGCAACAAGATATGCTTCTGCTTGATTTTCTAATTCTACTCTTGGGTAGATGACACCGTTGACCATACGATGCTCGTTAGTTGTGTCGTCAGGGACTTCCATCCACTTCATAGTTGCGTCAGCACCATCGTAGATCTGAAATTCGTCTCCTTCTTCACAGATGTCTGTGATAATTCCAGACTCTCCGTGGATAATTGCTTTTTTCATTTGATTACTGAAATTAATCTTAGTTATTTAGCCATAATATTCGTGGACTACTACCACGCCAACACGTCCAGAGGCACCTCTATTACCGTGCTGTGATCCGTTACCACCTGCTCCCCATGCACTATGACCTTCGTGTCTATGAGAATAGTTGCCTTGGTTGTGTGATGAGGGTTGCGATCCACCGTAGTATGATCTACCACCTGCGTGGTTACCATATGAGTGATGGGATCCATGACCATTACCACCACCTCCGTGGACGTTTAGGTCACCACCTGAGCCGTTACCACCATATCCACCTGCGTGTTGTTGTGAGCAATTTGCACCAACACCACCACCTGCTGAGCAATAACCACCAAAACTAGATGAGTTGCCGTTGCCACCACATCCAGAGTAGTTAGTACCGCCACCAGGATTTCCTACTGTAACAGATACTGAGCTGACATTTTGCACATCGATAACTCTCTGTGACATACCACCTGCACCACCTGCTTCGCAATATCCTGATCCTCCGCCACCTGCACCTAATACTGTAACCATGATAGTTTTACAGTCAGCAGGTTTGCTCCATGTGCCATTAGATGTCCAGACCTGCATTGATCTAAATCCAGAGACGGATGATGCTTCTACCCATGAAAGGTTTGTGCCATCAGTCTGCAGGAATTTTCCTGACTGACCTGACATGTTAGGGATAATATATTTTGATGATCCAGTAACACTACCGTTGATGGTAATATCTCCCACGATCAATGTAGCATTGGCAATAATACCACCAGTGCTTAATTCAAACCCTGAGATACCTGCAAGGTCTTTTACATTGTTAACTCTAAGTGTGCTCATCTGAAGTACAATTCAATCCTTGCTGATCTATTTATTCCGTTACGGTTCTGGCAACAGTTGATACGATCTCCTGCTGAGTAACTACCAAAGTTACCACTCATACCAATACCACCTGATACGTCATCAGAGTTCATATCCGCTTCTGGATATCCACCAGACCCACCACCGTTTTCATTCCATCCGAATCCCCAACGTGTGCGTGCCCAACCTGGATTGTTTCTGTAGTTAAATCCGTAGAATCTAACGTGTGACTGTCCAGAGAATTGTCCAATACCACAAAATTCGTTGGCATTAGATTTATAGAATCTATCTACCTGATTCCAGAAGTTAATAGGCTCAATCCTACCACCTCTACCATATCCTGTGTTGAAGTCTGTCTCAAACCATGTCCATCCTCTATTGGTGTCGGGAATACATCCACCATTACCAATATCTGGCCAGATTCCCATGATGTCCTTGGCAAGGAATCTATTCATAACCTCAAACTTAGCATCACCATCGTTGGTATTTGTTGATCCTGTGTTGAGAGTGTTGTTAGATGTCCAGTAACTAGAATCCCAGTTAAATGTGGTGCCCCTAGTTGCTTTCATACCCATCATCCATCCACCACCTAACCATCTATTATCCATTAGACAATAGATTTGTGTTGCTCCTACGCCAGGTAGGTTAATCCAATAAACTCCATCACCTGCACCAGGATTTCTAATCTTGATTTCCTCTGCAGACTGGGCAGGGTTGCCAGATGATTGACCATAACTGGTATCTGGTGATGATGGTTTACCGTAGTATTCGTGGACTACGACAACTCCCTGTCTACCACTAGCACCTCTATTACCGTGCTGTGATCCGTTACCACCTGCACCCCATGCTGAGTGAGCTTCATGTCTGTGACTATAGTTACCTTGGTTATGAGAAGACGGCTGACTACCTCCGTAGTAACTTGCTCCTCCTGCGTGGTTTCCGTAGGAATGATGGGATCCGTGGGCGTTTCCTCCTCCACCAAATACGTTTAGTGTACCACCAATACCTTCTCCCCCTAAACCACCTTCGTGCTGCTGAATACAATTTGATCCTCCTCCACCTCCACCAGTCACATAGGAGCCGAAACTTGAAGAGTTACCGTTTCCACCACATCCTGCGTAGTTTGTACCTCCGCCAGGATTTCCTACTGTTACTGATACAGATGTTACGTTGTTTACATCGATGACACGTTGAGACATTCCTCCTGCTCCACCTGCCTCACAATATCCTGATCCACCACCACCTGCTCCGACGGCTGTGACCATGATACTAGTGCAGTCTGACGGTCTATTCCAAGTACCGTTACCAGTCCACACCTGCATACTTCTAATACCTGCAAGTCCTGCTGCTTCTACCCATGAAAGGTTAGATCCATCAGTCTGCAATAATTTCTCGGCATTTCCTGCCTGTCTTGGAATGATATGTCCAGAATTACCTGATATCGCTCCGTTGATTATAATATTACCTACTACTAAAGGAAGTGTAGCAGTTACCCCACCATTAGATAGAGAAAATCCACCTGTGTCGGTTAGATCATTAATAGATGATACTTTTAATAAACTCATTAGTTAACCCCAATACTCATGCACAACAACAATACCCTCACGACCTCGGGCACCTCTGTTACTATGTCGAGATCCATTTCCACCAGATCCCCACGCTGCGTGTAATTCATGTCTATGTGACCAGTTTACTTGGTTGTGTCCACCAGGTTGTCCACCTCCATAATAACTTACACCAGAGCAATAGTTACCATAACTATGGTGTGATCCATGACCATTACCCCCGCCACCATGCACATTCAGTTGACCACCACTACCGTTTCCACCATATCCACCTGCATGTTGCTGAGAGCAATTAGCTCCTACCCCACCAGATGCACTACAATATCCACCGAATGATGATGTGTTTCCATTACCACCACACCCTGAGTAGTTTGTGCCACCACCAGGATTTCCTACTGTTACTGATACTGAGCTGACATTCTGCACATCAACTTGACGTTGTGACATACCGCCTGCACCACCTGATTCAGTATAACCTGATCCTCCACCACCTGCACCAACACATGTTACCATGATGTTTTTACATTCATCTGGTCTAGACCATGTGCCATTACCAGTAAACACTGACATGGATCTGATTCCAGATCTTGTTGTCAATGCTGACCATGACGGATTAGATCCATCAGTAGTCATAAACTTTCCACCTTGACCTGACTGTGAAGGTACGATATAAGATGATGATCCAGAGATAACTCCGTTTACTACTAGATCACTAACAGTCAATGTACCATTGATCGAGATGGTAGTGTTAGTGATACTAAAACCATTAACACCTGACGTATCTTGAATTGTATTTACTCTTAATAGTGCCATGTTAACTTATAAAGGGTTTCAGTGCTTCATAGAAAGACCCAGAAGTATTTAGCGTACCTGCGTCTAAGTCTTTCCATAGTTTGTCAAGCAATTCATTTGTTGTAGGTCTAAAGTTAGTGACGGTATAAGTCATATCTTTAACTTTAGTTAGAATTGCAACTGGATCATATTCTCTACTATCTCCAAATACTATTCTATAAGGATCAATGTTTGTCATTGTATATGCTGCACCAGGATGCAATGCTTCGATTGCTTCCTTAATTACAACCTCATCTTGAGCAATGGTTTGCTTATCCCTTACTCTTTCACAAAACTTTTTCCAATCTGCTTCAATCATTAGTTACCTCTCACCTCTAGTGCTAAAAGTGTGCTGACACTTCTCATGTCATTGCTAGATCTATCATTTATATAGAGATCTCTTATCGACCCACCCCATGATGCAGATGCACCAACAGTATATGTAACTGCGTTTGTGGTGCCAGGTGTATCATGATAGTTAACTGGCCACGAATACATATGATCACTAGTGTCGTCACCAGTGTATGTAGTCGCTACAGATCCACTACCAACGTTGGAGTTTCCGTTGAGTCCACTAGTAATTAGGTTACCATCACGGAAGAAACCAAATGACGTAACGTGTCTAGCATTACCTGTAATCATTGCGATCAATACAATTTTAGAGTTTGTATGTGTAGGTGCAATCGATACTTCGAGGTTAGGTATCTGCACTAAATTATTGTTTCTAATTAGATAGCGATCTGGGGGTGTTGATGCAAACTTTGCCTGCACAACCTCTCCCTCTTTTAGGTCATTCTCTTCTCCACCAAGGATAAACCATGTGGCATTGTTTTCAATAGTAACTGTATTTCCACTCGCAATCTGAATAGGTCCTGCAGTGAAACCATTGGTAAACTCTACTCCTCCATTTGCAATAGGTCCTACAGTAAGATTCTCACCGATTGTAGGTCCATTTGTACGGACGATGGAATCTTCTCCAACAGAAGGTCCTCCACCACCTACATCATCCCAACCTGGCACTCCTGCAGCAGCATCTTGAAGATAAATCTGTGCCATGTCTTCGGTTGTGTTATAAACCAAAGTACCATAGGCAGGTGTACCAAGACCATTAATTGCTGTTTGAGTAAGGGCAGGCAGGTTGATCTGCTCTGTCACAGTTAGAGCAGTAATAATTGCTCTTGTGGCAGCGTCAATCTGATTACCATTAATCTTAGTAGACATCTACTTCCTCTCGATATTTTATTTAGATAACCAACTCTCTTACATGTATAGTGTCACCTGACTGTGGCACTGTACCTATAGAGAAATCAACTGAGTTTCCACTCACTTGATAGTCAACACCTGGCACTTGACATACTCCATTAAGGAATACCAAGAGTGAGTATGAAGTGTGACCTGCAGAGATAGCAAAGGTTGCAGTTGCTCCATCGCCACTATATGTTGTGCCGTTGTTTGCGTTTGCTATACCAGTTGCAAGTGTGTATTTGTCTGCTGATCCATAATTACCTGATACATCAAGGTTACCATCGATGTAGAAGTTACCACCAATCTTCATTCTATTTGTAGCATCGGGTGCTATACCAACACCATAGTGTGTGACGCCACTATAACGATTTGATGTGATAGGTGCGGTATCACTCAAACCAAACTTATACCATGTGTTATTATCATAGATCCAACCAAGTGCTTGACCTGGTGCCCAATCAATGTTGTAACACATGTCTCCTGTATTGAATGCTGATCCTGCCTGTGTAACAGGTAGCCCAGATCCATCATCCTCAGCTAAGAATGTTTTTCTCAGCACCGTGCCGTCATTATTAGAGAATGTAAACTCTAATGACTGGATCTCATCCTGTGATGTTACTTTCTTCTGGAAGGTAACAGGACCTGAGAATACTGATTCTAACTGGTTAGATGCACCACCAATAACAGTTAGTTTATCAGTTAAGACCAACTCAGAGAATGTCTCAATAGTTGTGCCTTCCTCACCTAACACGTTAAGTTGTGCAATATCTTCGTTAGTGATCTGACCTGTAACTGGGTTAATAACCTGGTTACCAACGAATAATTCACCATCACTGTTAACACCTGAGTAGTATGCAACACCTGCTGCTTCTTTTAGTGACTGTGATAGTCTAACCTGAGCAGGTGACAATACTTCCACCTGTGTAGATGGGAATGCAGTTGAATAGTTACCTGGTCCGAAACCAAGGTATTCAAACGTGTGTCCAGATGCTCTAAGGATTGAATATCGTCTCAGCTCTACTAATACAGGTTGGACGCTACTGTCAGCATTTAGTTTTAGAGGAATCTTCCTATCCTCTGCCTCACCTGCTCGTGCAGTAACTGAGATACCATTCAACACGTTAGATGCTGTAGTGTATCCTAAGTTATTTTGCGACTCCTGTAGATAATATTGAGTTGTTTCTTTTGTAATAGACAACTGTTTATTCTCATTAGGTGTAGGTGATGCACCATCAGTGGTCTTCACTAATCCCAATACTTCATTATCTGCGATAGAGATAGATGCAGAGGGGTCTGCAACTGGGTTATCTCTGTCAAATGCAGGGTAGAGATCGACTGTCTGTTGTGAGAACTCGAAGTCGTTGAAGTTAGTTGTAGTTGGGCTAACTGAAGCATTAAGGAATGTCAGATAGTATATACCATCGGTGACACCTCTAACAAATTCTTGATAAGTCTCGACTGCATAAATGTAATATGTCCTCGAGTATGCAGGAGAGTTAGTTTCTGATGATCTAGGCTCGATAACGAAACCAGTAATCGGTGTCCTAGGCACTGGGAATGCGTCTTTATCAAGGACGTAACGATAACGATAGATTCTGTCAACAAGGTTTCTAGCATCAGGGATTCTTCTTACAAATGTAGTAGGTGTGAATCCTAAGTTTTGATATGTTGTATTAGACTGTAGTGTAGTGTAAATTGTGTTTGCACTACCATTTACTTGAATATACCAGTTGCTTTGTGTAACATCCCACTTGAGTGGAGAGTCGTCATCACCAGGTGATGTGCCTGTTACAGTAGGACCTGAAGGTGCAATCTCTGCGTAATGAGTTGTTGGCTCATTTGCACCAGATGCTACCAACAAGACATAAACTCTGTCAGGTGTGTTGACATCATCTCTTCTGGCACCAACAGTATAGCCTTGGACTTTACTTGGTGGTTTGCCAGTTTCTACTGAGTAACCATATAAAAATAGTTTTGTTGGATCTGCTGCTGCTCTGGTCTTGTTAATATCGATAGTCACCCAGTTAACTGAGATTTCCTCTACATCATCTAAGGATTTAGGTGGTATAACGTGCGTAATCTGTCCCGCCTTATCTTTGGTGAAACTTGCTGACTTAAATCCAGTAGATCTGAGAGAGGTATTTCCGAAGTTACTGTTACTATTAGTGATAGATAGGTCACCACCACTCCTAGAGAAGAAATGGTCACCAAATCCAACAGCAAACACAGAAACGACCTGTATAAATGCATCATTGGATGCTTTAATATGGCAGTTACGCCATCCCTTACGATATTTTGCCAGACCATTAATGTGTGCACCAGACCCTGCGGCTTGTGCTTCATATTGACCTGTAGTTGCGTTATATAATACGAATGCTCTGTCGTCTTTCTGTAGTGATATACCTGTAAACTGGGCAACAACCATGGATTTGAAACCAGTTGCTTCTGCTCCATCAGCATGCATACCATTGATACCCCATACTGATCTTAGAGAGCAGTTGAATACATATGGTGATGCTGAGTCAACTGTGTCAATCTCAACCTTAACAAGAATATTAGATCCAATAGCGTTACCAGATGGCTCAGCAGACATTTGATAGGTAAACTGGTTACCCTGTGCTGACGTTACAAAGAATGATCCATTGTATAGTAACTGATCTTGCTCAGTAGGACCTGTTACACCAGATATATTAACTGCTACTCCAACAGAGAAACCGTGGTTCTTGGGGTTACCCAACTCATCCACGGTAAATGCGGTTGCTGTTTGTCCATTTCTTATGATCTGTGATACAGCAAATTCATCAGAGATCGGACCTACAATTCTGTTTTCCTCGACTCTTGCCTGTAATTGGTCTTGAGCTATGATACCAGAGGAATCAGGAATCGTTGCGTATGCTTTTGAGATCTTTTGATAGTATAAGTTTAGATCAGCAGTATTAGCATACTCGAAACATGTTAGTTTATGATGTGAGAAGTTTGGTGCTATCTGTGAGAGATCGTCTCTATAGAATACACCGTTGTTGTCCCCATCAAAGAAGGACATCTGCCAGAAATATGTCGCACCAGTTAATCTAAAGATTGCAGTAGCAGTAGGCTCGTTAGCAGCAGTTATACCAAGGGATCCTTGTACTGTGGGATACGGCACATATTTAGGTACAATCTTAGTTCTTCTGAGGTCGGATCCCACGACGGAACAACCTCTGGGTACAATAATGCCACCACGAGTTGAATTGAATTTGTAAAGCTCATTGGATGCAGACGTTAAATCAAAGTTACTATTCTCATTGAATGGTTGGATCTGGTTAAAATCTGTTAAACCTGGTCTATTATCTAAAACATACTCTGAGGGATATAGGTATATACTGAATGCGTCAAATTCGTCATTACTTAAACCAACTCTATATGAAAATCTCGATACTTCTAAAAACGCACGTTGCAACGTCTTGAATGGACGTAACGCTGAGTTACCTCTATTGTCAAAACTATCTGACGCATCAAAATCATCGGGGTTGACGTATATAATACGTCCAGTCCTCGATGTGATGATATTTTTAAGACGAGTTAGTGCCATTTAAAGAATGCCTACTGAATATTTAGTTAGGGTGCTGCTCCACCACCACCATCAGTGGTAGTCTTGGTCATATTCACAACTTCATAATCAGAGGAGTTAGATTCAAATCCATTTACAACAAATGATACTCCTGTATTTGCTGCACGACAGACTAGGTTTTGACCAGGTCCGACGACTATGGATGAGTTTTTGTCAGTTACATTTGCAGCGATTGCCTTATCATAGAAGACATAATCACTTACATTATAAACTCCTGTAGCAGAAGTTTGTATACCTGAGGATATTGTAGCGACATTAAATGTTAAGTTTGCTGCTCCACCACCACCTAGATCGCTATCAAGGATGGTAACAGTGTTTCCTGCAGTGTGATTCTTACCACCATTCAATACAGTTACGGTTGCTGCACCTGTAGATGCTGCTACTACAACTTGGAATGATTGTCCTGTGCCACTACCGTTAGTTGATCCAGTTACTGTATATGTGTTGGCAGTCCTACTTGCATCAGCAGCACCGATTGTATCCACAGTTAAGATCTTACCATCAACAACTTCGCACATAGATCTTGTGCCATTAATTAGTGTTGGGGAATCATAGAAAGTATCACCAACAGAGAATGCTGCTGAATTTCTATCAATAGAAACCTTTAGATGGTTGGTTGCAGGGTCATATCCATGGACGTATCCATAAGATCCTACACTGACACCACTTGCATTTATTGTTTGTGTAGTGGATCCAACAGTAAATGTATCTGCTGCTGCAAGTGCTTCACCTGCTACATTGTAAATGTAAATTCTTGTGTATGTTGGTGTTAGTGACACGTTAACAGTGAAACCACGACCTGTAGTCAGTGAGGGATCTACTCCATCTTCTGAATATACATTCAAGAGGTTAGAGGTAGATGATGTGACACCAATAGTCACTGTGCAACCTGCAGATCCTGCAGTACCTACCTTTGTAACACCTGTGGTGTATTCAGTACCTGATCCATTAGGACCTTCAGTATCATCTGCTGAAAATCTAAATGCATTACCTGCGTTAGTTGAGTTACTTTGATCAAAGATGTAAGTCCTGTTAAGGTCTAATTGTAGTGCTTGGTTAAAGATATGATCGGTAGCACTTGCACCTGTTGTTGATAAAACAAACTTTGTGCTAATTGTCTGAGATGCAGTTGCACTGAATGATACAGTTGCTGCTGCTCCTCCTGCAAAGGTAATAGGCTCATCAGTTGTAAACCAGTTGAGCAGATATTGTCCGTTGTTAGTTAACAATGTAACGTTAGCACCGTTGTTGTGGTTAACGTCAGATGTACCATAAGACCCACGAGTAACAGTTAAGTCATTACCTGCAACACCTGTAACTTCTAGAATCTCGTTATCAATCAAGATAAAACCACCAGTAACAAAACCAGTAGAGTCAGTTACAGTTAGAGTTACATCACTCGCTGCATATGTGCCACCCTCGTCAATCGTTGTAACAGTAGCAGATGCTGACCACGCAACAGATAGACGTCCTGCAGGAATTGCTGCAGGAGTTGTGCCTAGTGCACCACGAGTAATGGTCAAGACATTAGTCGTAGTATTAATACCAGATGAATCAATAGAGATAATCTCACCAGTGCTATCACTTGGTGTTGCAGATGGATCTCCAACAGTAATATACATACCGTCGGCAAGACCAGTATTTCTATCTACGTTTACTGAAGTAGCACCTGTGGTGATATCAGCAACCTCAATGTAACCAGAAGTACCTGCACCAATCAAACCACGGTTAGATGCAGTGACCCCAGAGGTTGACCCTGTAATTGTCTCACCATCTACAGGTGTACCAGTTAGAGAATCAGCAGCGAAACTAAGTTGAATGATCTCAGAGACCTTAGTGTAATATGTAACAGCAGTCGTAGGTTTGAATACATCAAGTATAGTACCAGTGGCACCATTAGTTGTCGTAAAGTTTGTGCCAGGCACCGCTTGGGTGTCTGTAAAACCTGGATTAAGATCTAGATAATAACTTGATACTGGATTACCTATAGCAAATTTATATGCACTAGAATTCAATCCATCAAGATGTAATACTTGATCGTAATCTCTCAACGCCAATCTATATGTGCTACCAGATCCATTCTGGTTGCATACATTAACTACCGTCGATGCTGTGTCCGTAATATTCGCTTTATAGAGCGACGTGTCTGTTGTTGCTGCAGGTGATACTGCAGCTAGTCTTCCTGCTGTCATTTCTTAATTACCATCCTGACTGGAAATGTGATTGTAGTCTTAGTTGTCCTCCCAAGACAGGTGCCGAAATCGGACCACCAAAACTAATACCCACCTCAGCGATGTTATTCGTTGAAAGTAAAGTCGCATCCGCATTAGGGAATTGAATCGATACTGCTTCAGTGATATTAGAGACGTCAATAGTAACAAGACCGTTTAAATCGTTAGGGTTGTTAATCTTAGCGGATTCAAATGTCTTATTAACCAACGTTTGAGTCTTCAATTCTGTTACTAAAACTGAAGAGTCACTTGTATTTAGGGGAGCAGAAGGGTCGTTATTAGGGAAACTATAGGAATAGTTTTGATTATCCTCAATATTAGATAAATCAAACGTTACTTTCCTATTAATACCGACGCTTGCAGTTGTATCTGCAAAGATTGCACCTTGATATACTTTATTACTTAGTGTTTGGGTAGAGTCTGTACCTACAAGTGTAGCATTAAGGTTATCAAATGTAATAGTACGGTCTGCGGTTAGACCAGAAGAATCAAAAATGACCTTTGCTGTAGGATTTTGAGGATCTCCAGAGGGTGTATTCGAGAACGTGGGGTTAATCATGTTCTTGTTGAATATATTCTGCTCTGTGATGTCATCAATCAGAGTAGATTGTGTCTCTGTAGCACCAAAATCAGGTAACTTATAGAAGTGAGTACCTACTGACTGCCATGAGTCACACTCAAACTTTGCAATTTTATCAGTTGATGTTGATCCAGTAATAGACAATTCGCTATCTTTAATGATAACCGACTTGTTTGTCAATGTCTGGAAGGTGTCATTAGCAACCATCGTTGTAGATGTGTTTGCACCTACATCAGGTAAGTCAAATCTCTTTGTACCTGATTGCGTAGAGATTGTATCAGCATTGAAGAATGCTCTCTTCGCAGGGTTTTGGTCACCTGTTAAGTAAAACTCAACGTCTTTAAACTGAGTAAGACCTTGTACAGTAAAATAACCACTACCTTGAGGAGTGATTTGTACGTTACTGTTTGCACTAGCAGTATCTATAGCAGTGATGTTGACCGTTGAAGATCCATCAGTGTTTGCTACTCTAGTGTTATAGATTGTCGCAGACCCAAAAGTTATACCAATCTCATTTGCTTGTGCTTGGTAGAGTCCTGTGTCCCTGTCCAAATCGAAACATAGACCTGGCGTGGCTGCAGTTCCTGCACTCACACCTCTATGCAACTGGTTTACTTTGGCTTTGCGGTTTGGTTGCAATGGGTCAGAGATAACTACAGGGAGAATCGACTCGCCAGTAACCTCTGCATCCGTTATTGCACTTAATTGTGATATTCGCTTTGTTGCCACAGCAAAACCGCTCGCTATTTAGTTACAACTTTATTTATACAATAAACACTATGCGTCTGGGACTTCCTCGAAATTTTCGACAAACCCAGTCAAATCCCACATAAGTGGGTGCATTTCCTCTTCGCACAGATAACAAGAGTATCTATACATTTCATCCATATCATACTCATTAGATGTATCTGCATCTAATTGTATCTCTGGATCTGACTGCATGAACTCTGGTATTTCGTCAAATGTATATGGTATTCCACCAATCTTATAACACTTGACTATTTGTCTACCCCCTGAGTTTTCGGGTAACTCGAGGTAACAGTAGTTTTCTGTTAACTTGACATTTCCATTCATTAGAAATCTTGAGTCATTTCTCTCATAGATTCCGCTACATATGTGCCCACAGCAGCAGGATCGGGGACAAATTCTTCAGCGTCTGGAATATTCACATCATCTGGTAGTTGAGTGTATCCCATTACTGGAGTAAGCAAAACTGCTTTTTCATCTTTTGTAATAACCTTGATCGTATGACCCTTTTCACAAAGTTTCAAAGCAAAATCAAAGTTACCTTCAATCTCTTCTTGAGTAAGAGTGATAATGTTACTCATGGTGTGTATGTAATAATGTCTTTTGGGACTACCGCTTGAAATTGTGCAATGGTTTCTTGGAAACCTTCACTACCCTCGTCATCCCATTTGTATTTAACAATTTCTTCGTAGCCTGCTTCGTCTAATATAGTAATTTTACGTTGACTCATCTTTACGAAGATGTGAGCAACAGCATCAGAATCCATAATATAGGGAGTTAGTCCCTATATCATACATCAGTTTAACAAAACTGGCAAGCCATATATTTGTGTAGGACCTGCAGAGCATCCTGCAGCGAAGAATCCAGTATTCACACCATATGATGCGATACCGTTGTTTACTTGGTTAATGATAGCACCACCCGCAGCATTTACAATCTCTGCAATACCACCTGAGGCAGTGTTAACAAAGGTAAAATGTGCTCCTGTTGTGCCACTTACTACGTCTGCCATACCACCAACCAGAGTGGTAGCATTAGCAATACGAATATGTAAAGGTGGTGTAGCAGGTGGGATACCTGGTTGATCTACACATGCATCAACAATAGATCCTTTAACCATCTGGAATATACCAGAGATCTTAGGCATGATATCAAGACTAAACATATTTACAAATGCCAGCTCACCTGAGCCCAAGAATTTACTGATCCAGTTTGCTTCCATAGTAATCTCACCATCAGCAACTAGATCAATAGCGTTACCTTCAATCTTAGTTACCTGTGCTGCGATATTAACTTTGTCGGCTGCTTGTAGTTTTATGTCAGCTCCTTGCATGGTTACAATACCACTATATGCAATGGTGTGGTCACCATGTTTCACTTCTACAGATGATTGCTCTTTATCACTACCAGACTTAGTAGGGACTGCTAACTGTGATCCACCTGGTCTACGTCCCCACTTATCTGAGCCTGGCTCTTTTGGATATGAAGGATACACCTGTGATCCATATACAGGCATAGGTGGTTTATAGAAATTAGCATTATCTGTAGTAGATGATCCTATAGCACTCTCAGTCTGCACGCCATTACCAGGTTTAGATGATCCTGTTGTCTCAGTAGGATCTCCATTACTCTGACTCACATTCATAGCACCTATAACTTCTATATTATAGTTACCCATAACCTTGAGGAAGTAATCACCCTCTACAGTTAATGTTTTATTTCCTTTGACTGTCTCACAATCATCCTTGGCTATGATTCTTGTGTTGTTATGTGGGACGTTTGTGTGGACGTTACCAATTCTATCCTCAATGATAGACACACCACCAGGTCCTGATACAATACGTTTTTCTTTACCAGGCGTAGCATCTTCAACAATACTTGTGCCGTTTAAGAATGTCTGAGTTGTCTGTCGATACGGATCCAGTTGACTATAGAAATCATTAAAGAATCCTCTTCCAGTCTTGTCATCAGCATAATTGGCTGCAGTAGGGGATGCCCCACTTGCTATAAGTGCCTCACCAAATGAATCACATTTAGTAGTCCCCAGTAAAGGAAACCACCCTTTCGTCTTATTAACTTTCGTCGTTCGTCCGCAATCTTTTGCGAATAATGCTTTTAGAATACCTAAGATAACACCTAGTAGTGATCCCCAATCTAACTTAGAAAAGTCTGTAGTGAGGATAGTCTTAACTGCACCAGTCAGTGCTGCAATCTTTTTACCACCTGCTACCACGCCCAAGATACCAGTCATCATGGTGCCTATGGTGTTTGCAGTGTCTGCCATTGCATTCTGTGCACCAGTTAACATACGATCGATAATACTATCAACCTTATTAGTGATGTTATCAATCTGATTAGTAACCTTATCAACAATACTATTAACTAGTCCATTGGTAAAACTACTAATATCACCCAATGCACTGTTAACTAGACCCAACCATGCAGGCACTGGGACACAAAAGATCTCTAAGATCTGATCCAATGCTGCCATTAGAATCTTGAGCACTGCAAGTGGCACAAACTTTGCCAATAGTTTCACAAGAATATTAACTGCTTTAGCTACTGCTTCTGCCATGGCTTGCTTTAGAGGTGCAAGCATACCAGATAAACCACCACTTACGAAGTTAACAATCTTATCAAGTCTTTCTTTGATAGGGTCGCCAGGTATAATCTTACCAGTGATGATAGAAATATATTGTCCGTCCTTTCCTCTTGCCAACTGATTGCCCATATTACCCAACTCAGTGAGCATACGAGATACGTCTGTTTTAAATCCTGATCCTGCTGATCCATTTACACCGTCAGCAACACCCTCCATCTGAGATGGCACGATCATAGGGTTAGTTGTTGGGTCTCCATGACCTGAGTTAACAACTGCTGCCTTTCCTAGTGCACCTCTTGCTTCATCTTCTTCTCCGCCAGGATTAGCTGGCACTGTAATTACTTTAGGTGCAGTATTACCTGAGTTTACCTTTTCACCTGTTAACGATTCTGCCTGTGGTGGACTATCTTTATCTTTGTTTGCTTCTTCTGGGTCAGCAGCGAAGGTATCGCCTATTGTCCCTGTCTCCTTCACTGTATGGAAAGCACCCAAAACCATTGGGATCTGTCCTTCCTCTCCATCCATGAAGAAACCTACCACCATAGCACCTTCTTGTAGTGATGCGGTAGTACCTACTTGTTTTACTTGTGGTTTATCGTTAGGGACGAGTGGTGTAGCCCACGGTAGTGCTTCAGTTGGTAACTTCTTTAAATAATCTTCTTGATCATTACCACCTGTGTGCCATCCATAAATTCGCACCTTGACACGACCGAGCACCATCGGGTCTTTGTTAGACTCGACTTCCCCGACCCACCAAGTGAATCCGTCCGATCCAGTATAGTCTGTTAACATAATATTAGTATGGATATAAGTTATTTAGGGAGTTTAGTGAAATGAAATTCACCATCTTTCTCCTCTTTTCCCCAAACAAAAGCACCTGATGTAAGTCTTCGACCATTGTCGAATGACCAGTAATCGGTGCCATTGAATCTTGCAAGTGCAGTTATGTTTATATCATTGACAACACAAGGACCATTGGTTTCACCCCACCATGTGCCGTCATCCATCTTTACAAAAACAAATCCACAACCTTTCTTATTTTTCTTAAGATCTATTGTGTCGCATTCAATGATATCTTCATGAATTCTTTTTATCTTTGCTCTGAAATGTTTATAAGGTTTATTAGGACCTTCATACTCATACCAAGATTTACATTCTAAAACTTGACCTTCTTTAACTTCAGTCCACTCTATGTTGACCCATGGCCACTTCTGTGGATCTGACGTTGCTTGAGCTTTATTAGTATAATGTCCGCATAATGCTTCTTCAAAACTAATCATCTTTAAGTGATTTCTTAACCATCTTAGCATATGCCACCTCTGCAGGTGACCAGTCCTCTTTATTTTTGATTAAACGTTTTATTGCCTTTTTAGTGGATGTAGTACTCATTGTTACAATATTGTTAGTGTTTACTAACAGTATTTATACTCAAACTAATCCCTCTGTCTCCAATCATCTGATCTGTTATCATTCCTAAACCAGTCTGCTATATCATCAGCACCGTTGAAACCCCTTTTATGTTTCCTTGGATCGGAGTCTCCAATATCCAAGTACTTAAGAAAAGTCGAGTCTGGATCCACTGATAGTCTCCTTGCCGACGATAACATACCTCTAGCGGAGGTATTTCTTTTTGCTAATTTTTCTGCCCAAATCATATCTTCTAACTTTACTTCTGAATTGGAGGCGATGTCTTTACATATTGCTTCCAGTCGGAGACGATACTGGGTTGATAACATAAGTTTCTAGGGTTGCTTTTTTTTAAGTTGTTCGTATAGAATTGCTTGCATAAAAGACTTAGGTCCTTTTTCAAGTAATTCATCTTTCCATTTTGATGGAGGATTTTTTAATTTGTTTGTTTTTTTACGGTGTGCCATTAGAGAATTATCGCTCCAATTATGAATCCTTTTATAAAAGCGATCCATACTATTTGGTAGTCGCTGAGGTTAAATTTATTTTGAAACTTCTTAAGAAGTCTCTTATCCCATGCAGCGAATTTGTCCAAGAGGGTTTGGGTTTTGTCTGCTAGTGCCATTACTTTTTAAATACACCTGCCTTTGCAAGCAAATATACTGATAGTGAAGTCCAAAAAACAATTTCAAGTCCAATGTTGTTCATAATAATTAGTCATCATATACTAAACACTCTGGCTCTTCTGGATGTTGGTCACAAAATAACTCAAGTGCATTGGGATCGTGGTGATCTCCTGCTTCGATCTCCTTCTTATGGTGATCGACATAATCTTCTAATTCATGCAATTCACCTTCAATATGGCGACGCATTTGTGGATTAGTAGATGGATTGTCAAGGATGTTTTTATCCTTTTCAATGTGTTGCTCGATTGATTTCATTTTATTATACCTATGATTACTATTATTTATCTTCTCGGATCGAGTCCTTAGTAAGATAAAGAGTGGTAGTCATGCCTTCTTTACGATAAACATGTCTTAAACTTGCAATCAGATACTTACCACTATATACCCGATCTTGCTTTACATCCTTAGAATTTTCAGTCCTAGATGCGGGAATGCTAACTTTTATTTGCTCTCCAACTACTAGAGCAGTATTACCTGGCACTACAATAGTTAACTGTATTGCATTAAGTAAAGCGTATCTAGCAGTAGCATAACTTGAAACTCTTAATGTGTCAACTTCTGTTTTCGTACCACCATTTGGATCAGATCCTATCTTATCTTGATGTGTCCAACTTGGCATGATTCTCATCTTAAACCTAGTAGCAGGTTGGGTTTCTGTATCAAAACCTGTCTGCTGAAATGGTCTACCTGAGTCAATCGTAGTTGCCTGATCAAATATCTTTTCGTAAGTAACTTTATAGTTACCTCTCTTTACTTGAGTAGAATCTTCATCGCCTTTACTTGAAGGTCCTGTGGGTAGATGACTCATACCAACACTACTAATTGATATACCTAACACTGATGTCTTATACAAACCTGATCTTAGTTTCTCTAGATGATTAACTTTATCTGGGAATGTGATAGTTTCAATCTTAAAATATTCTTTCTTATCATCTGTCTCTACACCTGCCTGCATGTAAACATATGTGTCTTGTTTTGAGAGATTATCCGCTTCGCACAACTTATCAATAGATTTAAAATGGAATCCATGCTTATTCTCAAAGAATAAAAATCCTGATTGAGCTTGAGATACTTTACCCTTACCTGCAAGTCTTATTACTTTATCTGCAACATATGTAATAGCATCATATGGTCTCCAGTTAGGAGAGCTGAAACATACTTTACTATGCTTTTCAAAATTCGCTGCTTTTACTTTCTCTCCACCCTTTAATATATCCTTTGCAACATATTGAGGAAAATTCTCTTTATCTTTATGCTTTGCACAAGGACCAAATGCACCAAAAATTCTATTTGCTTCATTCAAAAATGCTTCATGAGATGTTAGATGTAAAATATACATCGCTGCTCTTTCATTCTTAATAAAACTACCAAGTTTAAACACACGAAAAACAACCTCTAGAGGATCATTATCTGAGCTCTCTGATGTGAATTTAATCTTTACAACTTCTTTACCACGAATTGATTTGTATAGGTCAATAGAATCAACTATCGCTACGTCTGCTCTTAGAAACGGACTGTCAATAGACTCATAGTAATCTATAGACGCAACAAGATCACGAATGTCATATACATCATCACCCTTAAGTCTTGCTTTAGGTGACAATGCTTCATTCCACTGCATCTTACCTGTTTCGCCAAAGGCAATGGACGCTTCATTCAGCTCTACAACTTTTGATCTTCTATTTGCCATTACTTAAGTTTGTTAGTGCAGTGCATATCAGGTGTATTGCTGCTAAAGGTATTAAATTTAGAAACAAAGAATGGATCTGCTTCATTCCATTGTGAGAAGTTAGGTGTAATAATAGGGACATCCTCTGGTTGACCACCACCTCCACTAGACTGTGATGCCATACTTGCTACCATCTGATTCTGTTGCTCAACGGCAGATGCCATGGCATCGTTACTTTCAGTTACCATCTTTTGTAACTCAGCATTCTCTTGTATTCTAAATTCATTTATTGTTTCACCAGACTTCTTGACTTCTTTCTCATCAGAAAGATACATCTTTAGTTTGTCTAGATCACCTGACTTTTTATAAGGTGATATCTTTTTCTCATTTTCTCTATTTTTAAATGCATATTCACCTCTCTCATTCATCTGTTGGTCACCACTAAAGTTACCACCCTCTCTACCTCTATCTTTAGCACCCTGTCCTCTTAGATTTTTCCTTTTCTTATTCTTCTCTTCAATCTCAGCTTTTGACTTTAAAGTTGCTGTTGCGTTGGTCTCATTCCAACCCATCTTCATATTAACATAATCAGCGATAGGCATTTGTGCCTGCTTATAGTCACCATCTACATAGAATTTATTTACAGCTCTCCTCTTTCCTTTCTTTAATCCTAAGAAACCTGTCCTATAGTATTCCCAAGGTCCATAAATTTCAACAGCTCTAAAATCACCCGCAGCAGTATCCTCTACACTTCCACCTGCTGCAATCAACTCTTGATATGAATTATATTCACCACCTGCAGCGAAAGGTAAAGCATAACCTTTACTCTTTGCTTCTTTCATTCTCTGACCAGTTAGACCTGCATTTGATTTTGTCTTAGGTGTATTGAATGGGACGATAAATGCTGATCCACCACTTGCTTTCTTAGGATAACCAACCCACTCCAAACCGTGACCAATAAATGATGTAGATTTACCACCATTTAAACTTACAGGATAACCAGACTGAGGACCATTGATCCATCCACCTAATTTACCACCACCTGCAAACCAATTACTAGGATTCATCCATCCACCTTCGCCGTTTCCTCCCTTTAGGAGTCCGACCACCTTTTTCATATATCCTAAGACATTACCTAGTGCACCATTCACTTCATTATCTTCAGATGATAATCCTAAATCTGCACTTTCTCCACCTTCTGCCATTTCTGGGACAACTACAACACCACCTTCTGCTTTCGCAGGTACACCATAATTAGCAAGCTTTTCAGCTCGACTCATGTTGAAGTAAGCAACATATTCATCTGTAGAAACTTCTTTATCGTTAATATATCCCTTACCAGAATCCATATCAAATCGACTCGATATAGTTTTCTTAGTGGTAGTCTTTGTAGTTTTTGTTTTTGGTTTCTCTTTTTTCGGAGCTTTCTTCTCTTTATCCGATCCACCTGCAAAGAAACCTAATACAAAAGTCAATGCTTTCATCAATCCAATCAAGGGTGCAAATGCTGCTGAGCCAAAGAATGTGGCAACTTTCTTGATAGTGGGCATTGCTGGCTCAATGAAATCTAAGACCTGAGTGAATGCATTACCAAGTGCCTTAAAGAAGTCTCCTGCTGCCTCCTGTATGGGTGTGAAGACTGCTGCGAATACTTCAGCAACTTGTCCAAAGAATCTTTTGAATGGTGCAATAATAGGCTCCATTGCTTTAGCAATACCTCCACCTGCTGCTCCACCAACAAATGCACCTGCTGCTTGACCTAACATTGCACCTGCAGGTCCACCAATGGCACTACCAATAGCACCACCTACCTGTGATCCTGCTCCTGCTCCAACACCAGTCCCTATTGCTTCTGCCTGATCCATGCCACTCATGCGTGCAGCTGCATATGCTGCACCACCAAATGCTACACCACGACCTAGACGACTACCTAAAACTGCTCCTCCAAATTTCTTAAGTTTGCTTCCCAGTTTACCTGCCTTCATTAGGTTTTTCACCATGCCAAATAGCATGCCTACTACTGCCTTAATACCTTTAAGTGCTGCTATTGGATTGGAAAGTAAAGCAAACCCTGCAAACAAAGGTGCTAATGATAACGCAAACTGCATTACCCCAAAGAAACCTTTCAAACTTAATGGATTCTCTAGAAACTTTATAAGACCATTTGCTGCAGATGTCCCAAGGAAACTAATTACACCAAATGCCCACTTACCTATCGAATACAAACCCTGTGCTAATCGTCTGACTTTTTCTGGATTCTTCAGCAAGAAATCAAATATTGCAAACTTAACTATACCTGTGAATAACCAAGAAGCAATCTTCGAGAATGTCTCAAAGAAACCTCCAAACATTGCCTTAGTTACTGATCCAAGTCTTTCAACAAATTTATTAGATGTTTTCTCTACAGTTGCAGCTTCGTCTCTATTCTCTCTTTGAGTTTCTTTCTTCTTCCTTATTGTTTCTCTATTTCTGTCACGTTTCTCATCCTCATCACGTCTCTTCCTATATCTCTCCTGTATACCTCTCTCTGATATCTGAAAGTCTACAATCTCTTTCATAGTGCCTGCCATCTTATTAGCAACTAATGAAAGAGAGTTTAGTGTGCCACCAAGACTATTGACAGCACTTATATTTGCCTTCAAACCCGATTGTACATCCTTGGTTTCTTTACTCGCACTATTATCCACTCCCTTAAAAGATACCATCTTATAAAGAGTAGGTTTTTTAATAGTGGTCTTAGGTTTATCCATTACTTATGAATAGCTGGATGTAAGGGAGTAAAGATTTGGACAGGGTTTGAAGTGGGGGTAGCACTATTATTTATTGGCACTGGGACAGAGACTGGGACAATGTTACCTGCCATCATTGCACCATTTTCTAAATCTTTTTGTTGTTGTGCACTTGTTTTTATTTTATTGCTATAATCTGTGACATTACTTACTGTTGAAGGAGGTGTAAGAGGACTTTGCATTTTAACACCCTTAAACATATCACCCACTTTCTTAAGTAAGTTTTCTAGATTGTCAAGTAAATTTCCTTTTTCTGCTGTCGGTTGCGTATCATCTTTCATTTCTAACTCTGAATCTGAGTCCTCTTTAGACGGTTTTACTGTAGGCTCAAGGATAGGTTTTGGCATAATAGTAGGTTGGAAACCACTTGGATCTCCAAATGCTTTTTTCAATGCGTCATAGAATTTGGTGCTCTTTGTGCCAAATCCATCTGAAGATACCTTACCTGTCTCTAACCATTTCAATGCAGCATTCCACCCTGTGTTGTGTGCGTAACCCAAGATTGCCATCTGATCTAACTTAGGTTGATTAATAAACGCTTTATAAGGAGTTAAGTATGACATATTCGCAGCAGTATATCCTGCAAATAGATTCTCCTGTAGTTGTGGACTCCTTCTGAAAAACAGTCTCGTTGCAAGATTATGACCAGGATCTTCAATACCAAACAACCTTGCACCATCAGACTTTGCCATGGCACCCATTTGATATCTACCATCATAATGATCATTACTGCCACCTTTTGCAGTGTAATTATTACCAGACTCAATGGCACCTATTGTATTTCTATAGGTATCCCATACGCCTGGATCTATACCTAACTTTGCTTTTACAAAGTCATATGGGACTTTTACATTACCACCTTCAGCTTTCTCTTCTGGTTTATCTCCTGATTCTAGTTTTGCTACTGCTTTTTTAAGGACAGCTATCATACCTGTTGCAAAGAAAGCTAATGACTTTCTAATAGCAAATCTAAATATTCCACCTACAGCAAATTCTTCTGGTTTTGCTACATTTGGTTTCTGTATTACGACCTTAGGTGCTACTAAGTTTTCATCTGCATTTCCTGTAATAACCTCAGCATTGAAAAACTTTCCAACATATTTTCCACCCTTAGCAAACTGCTCAAAATCTGGTTTTTTCTCTGATCCTTTTGCATTTGCTACCTGATCTAGATCTATGCCTTCGCCAGGATCCCTACGTCTTATGACATCCCATGCAAATCCTATAGGATTTATAGTGAATGCAACAATATTCTTAATTAGATTGAATGTAAATGATAGTGTCTTAAATATTAATTTAATACCTGTGCCCAATACGAGACCCACAAACTTCATGATAGGAGTAAATGCCTTCAAGACAGTGCTAATAATATTACCCAATGCACTGAAGAATGTGCCAAGTAACTCTTTCATTGGCTCAATCACTGGCATAAGTGGTGCTAAGAATATCTCCTTCATCATGCCAAATGCTCGTGCCATAGGCTCAAAGATAGGTTGGACAATAGGTCCTATCTTACTACCAATGAATCCACCTAAGAAATCACCAATAGCAGCACCTATCATAGGACCAAAAGGACCTAAGAATGGTAACAATGCTCCACCTGCTGCTGCTCCTGCTATACCACCAACTGCCTTTCCTACACCTGCTCCTACTGCTGTGCCTGCTGCTTCTCCTTCTTGATCTCCTGCTAATGCTCTTGATATTCCACCTATTGCAGATGTAGCACCTGCTAACATCGTAGCACCACCGCCAGGTATCCTTCCTTTAATTCCTTTGAATGCGTTACCCATACGTCTGGTAGCACCCATTCTCATACCACCAATCTTTGTGGTTGGTCTAACTCTATTCTCAAATGATTTTATACCGCCAGGTTGTTTCCTAGCAGACTTACGCATCGTATTATACTCTTGTTTTGTATAGAAACGACCAGTCTGTTTATCATAATATCCACTTTTTACTCTCTGTGATGCTTGATTAGCACCATCTTCAGCTGTCTTAGCATCTTGGAAAATACTTGTTAACGCACGTACATCACCAAACAACTTCCATGGCATAAGAATGTATTGAGCACTTTTAAGAGCTGCAAGACCAACTAGGAATTGCAAACCACCTGTAAAGAATCTGAATACTCTCTGTATCTTATTTTCACCAGGCACGCCAGTCCCAAACATGTTAACCATGCCATTAAAGACCTTACCTATACCAAAACTAGCAATCTTATATGTAAACTTTACTAGTGATGCAACTACTCTGAATACAGTTTTGATTGCCTCTCCATTCTTCGCCATCCATGAGTAACCACCAAATATGGCAAATGCCCCAAATAGACTACCAAAGAAACCTGCAATCCTTGCAAGCATCTTCTGGAAAGGAGCTAATATTTCTTTACCTCTTTTCTCTTGTATCTTTTTCTTTTCCTCAGCAAGTTTCTTTGCTAGTTTTGCAGAGTCTTCACGTTTCTGTTTAAACTTTGCTCTTCTTTCTTGCACTAAGTATCGAGCTGCGAGAAACTTCTTTTCTTTATCTTTCGCTATTTCGTATGCCTTATCTCTTTCTTTCGTTTCAATTATAAAACTCTTTTGAAAGTCAATTAATTGAAAGGTTGACTCAAATGATTTACCAATACTAGTGGTCGTCCGTCCGAGTCTGTTCACACTCATTCTAAGCCCATTCATGTTGCGACCTACAGAGGTCGTGGACTTAAACGCTTTAACTTTTACGAATGACCTAATTGCACTCATTAAAGATTTACTCGATTTCTGTTATTCTCTGCTGCACGTCGTCTTTCTTCCTCTTGAAGATAACCTAGTAACAAATTAACGTAAACATCTCTTTCCCATGGGATCATATTCTCTAACTCGGTCAAAGAATACTTATGATGTTGCATTAACGCAAAATTCGTCTTATAAAGATTCTCTAGAGAATCGTGCAACAGGGCTATGCGAAAAAAGCTGCTAATCCCTCAAATGTTATATCATTATCTTTTTTGGTTTTAGGGTTTCGCACAGTCATAGTGTATGTAAGTTTTGGAATAGTCTCGAAGAATGTCTGGATTTTAGCGAATTGATCTGAATTTAGACTCTCGAGAAAATCAACTGCTTCCTTCTTAGTGAAACTATCATAAACTTCATCACCATCAAAAGCTTGGGCAATACAACCCGCTGCTAATTGAAAAACATCATCAATAGTCTGATCTCCTTCAGTCATGTTTTGCTGAACAAAGATGTCAAGTGAAGGATACTTCATAAGGACACCTACATCATCAGTAAACATAATCTTAGGATCATGCTCTTCAGGTACTTCAAGCTCGACTTGATCAAGTGGGACTTTTACATCTACTTGTGTTTTTTCATCGTCTGGGCAGGTTACCTTGAATTCACTGACCTCGCCGACCGCCTTTGAGCGGATCTTGAGGAAAACATACTCAATTTCAAAAGTCGCAAGTTTTTCAACGTCCTTCTCTGAAAGTGATGTACAGTTTTTGATAATTGTCTTGACTGCTTTAACCATCTCCTTCTCATTCTTCGATTCCATTGCGAGGTAGAGGAGTTTCTCTTCCTTAACAAGGAATGGGCGGTAAGATAATTTCTTACCTGTAAGAGGGATCGTAAGGTCATGCTCAGGTAATGCAAGTTTGGGTAAAGGCATAATATACTCAAATTGTAACTATATTTAGAGACCAATCCCGATAAAATTCTCGAGGCTGGAGTCTATGCTAAGAGAAGATAGCACTTCATTGTTATCCATTGGGATAGTGATATCTTTAAGTGACCCCTTAAACATCTTAGCATTGTTAGGGGTGTCCATACGGTATCTTTCGTAATAGAAAGAAACATCTAACTTAATTAGATCAGTAGGTCCATTATTTAGCGTGATTGCAGACATGTCAAATGGGAATGCCCCATACATTGTCCAACATGATGATACACCATTAAAACGTCTTGTAACTTCTTTCTCAGGTGTAATTCCTTGTTTTCCCATGTAATTAGATGCTAATTCCCACTTAATCAACCGCATTGTAGTCGTATATTGATCATACATACCAACTCTATTCTCTGAGTCAGATGCTGTGAAATTCATCCATCTTTCAAAGTATTCTCTATGATACATGTCTTTAGGTAGTAAGAATGACACTTGCATCTCACTAAATGATGTATCTGTGGCAAATCTTCTCATTGCACCTACGTCTCTTACTGTGCCAACAGTAATTCGTCTGCCAGGTATAGACACTGTATCAGCAAAGTAATTCATCATATCAGCGTGCTCACGATATCTACTCATGACACCTGCTTGATTATCTACTAGACCAAGTGCTTCATCTAAGAATTGCGTGCCTGTAGATGTCTTTTGATGGAATAGACCACCAATAGATGACATCACTGGAGGAGGGTTCACTACAACTTGAAAGAGATTGGATCTCGCAGGTGTCTTATTACCTGAGTTGATCTGATCTCTAAATCTATTAAACGAGTTGGGCTCTCTATAACTCATACTTTGCTCCAGATAAAGCTACTAGGGACTTCCACTTTCACTCCTGCTCTTGTAAACAGAAACTGCTCTAAGGGTAGTGGCACATAATCTGTAAAATATTCGGGTGGCACTAAGTATATATTCGATGCTGCCGACATAAAGTATTTATGATGGCACTTAGCAGGATACGTCGTACCTCCCGATGCAAATGATTTTCCTACTGCCTGTCGTATAGATGGGCGTAGATAATGGATATTACCACCGTTAAACTGCTGTAGAAAACTATCAATCTCTCTCACATAGGTCAGGGGATGCATGTCATACCAGTCTAAATTGGGTGACTGTGCTACATAGTCATAGAATATGATATCACCTGCTTGTAAAGGACGCCCTATAGGCTCTAGTTCATACCTAACCTGTGAGCGATACCAATCCTTTGATTTACTCGCCCCTTTTGCTAGATCTCTAATATCCTTGAAACTCATACTTTTAGGTGTTTTTCAGTTAATATCATAAATTCCATATTCCTGTCTTTACAGTATTCAACTGCTGCTTTCCATTTTGCTTGGTTGATACCGAAAGTTTTCACTTCAGTGATGTAATTCTTTGTTTGCCTTTTAGGTCTCTTGGGCACTTTACATTGTTTTTCTGGTTTGACTTCGACGATATATTTCTTAATACGCTCGTCTTTAGTCCTCGCTTTTACATAAAAATCAGGGAAATATCGGTGCACACGACGATCTACAGGTGAAATATAGGGTATAACTATCTCTTCACTACCCCATTGGAGCACATTTTCATTCTTATCGCACCAGACCATAAACTTTCTTTCCCACAAACTCCTATAAATAATATTTGTAGGATCTCCTTTATATTTTTTCGGATGTGATGGTCTGTACCTACCCGAGTAACTCATGTCAAATAATAGACTACTAGTATTTCCAAGATCAAAACCATACGGTGCAAGTCGCTCTGAGACTAGGGGCGATGTATCGCATTTTGACGCATATCCAACTCAGGTGGTTGATTACCTTAAATTAGATATATTCGATAGTCAGAGTGGTAACCCCTACAATAATGTAGGAGGAGAGTCAACTGCAACTGTAGGATCCTCAATTTATTTATACCTCCCACCCAAGATATCTGAGCAATTTAGTGCTAACTACACAAATCACAAAATGGGTCAGACAGGTAATGCTGCATTAGGCATTGCTCAACCTGGAGGTATGGGTGAAGGATTTAGTGACAAAGTAAAAGCTGCTGCAACAGGTGCTAAAGCACAATTAGGATTCAAAATGGGATCCCAAGCAATAAATGCAGTGGTTGGTGCAACAGGAGGACAATCAAGTCTTTCTGCTAACAGTCTTTCTGCTCTAACTCAAAAAAGAGTCTTTAACCCCTACGAAGAGACTACTTTTGAGGGTATGAATTACAGGAAACATAATTTTAACTTCAAATTAGTGCCTAAGAGTGCAAAAGACGTAGAAATGATATCTACTATCATTAAGACACTTCGTGTCTCTATGTTACCTGGCTCAAGTAAAAAGATGTGGTTAACTATACCTGATTACTTCAAAATCAGTGTAATTAGATATAGTGACGATGGCACAACTGAAAAGATTACTGCACCTGGCTCAAAAGGCGGTGTATTGCAAGATTTATATAGATTCCCAACTAAACTTGTCTTAACAGACATGAATATTGATTATGCACCTGATGGCAACTATGCCTCCCTTAAATCATTCTTTGGTAAAACGGATAACTATAGTGACTATGATTATGGTCCTGTAAGTTACAATCTATCACTTTCCTTCAGTGAAACAGCACTTATGGTTAAAAACTTCTACGATCCCGAATATCAGTATAGTGAAGATGGTGAATGGAATTGGGATGATTGGAATGGTGATGAAAGCGAAACTACAACAAGCTAATGTCAAATTATTTCTCATATCTGCCTAATATTAATATAAGACAAACTGGTTATCGTCAAGATAGCGGGTCTCCTTATGTTAATGCAAAGAATATATTCAGAAGAGTTAAGATCCGTGATGAGCTAGAAGACATCATTTTGGGTTTTGAGAAGTATTATATTCAGAATGCTGAAAGACCAGATCAACTCGCTCAGAAGTTTTATAACGATACCAAATATGACTGGGTTATTTTACTATGCAACGAAATAACCAATCTATACAACGATTGGCCAATGAATGAGCATGAATTGACTCAGTATATAATGAGAAAATACAATTTTAGTAATCCTAGTGATATTGGTCAAACTAGACATTGGATAACACAAGAAGTAAAAAGAAACGGTAGAGTGCACTTACCTGCAGATCTAGAAGTCCCCGAAAACTTTGAATATTCGTTTCCAGACGGTGTAGTAGTCCCCAAGGCAGATCTCGTAAATCCTGTTTCTTACTACCAACACGAATTAAAGGAAAATGAGCGAAAACGTCTTATTTACATTTTACGTCAAGAATACCTAGATGACTTTGTAGAGGAATTCTTCAGTTTAGTCTCATATCTACCAAATGACGAATTAGACATAGATGGGTTAGGAAGGTCAACGAAGAAAACTTATCGCACAGTCGAAGAAATCTTCAAACCGACCAAAAAGGAATATTCGACCGAAATCGGAAAAACACCATCTCTCACATTCTTGGCACAACAGCAACTTACCTCAAGAGTGTATACACCTGCAACTGGGTCTACAGAGAATGGCACAAACGTTGCAGCAACATTATCACCTTATGATTCAAGTGGAGCATTCACAGACACAAGCACAGACACAAGCACGGATAGTAGCACTAGTGACAGCAGTAGCTCTTCTTCTTCATCTAGCAGTAGCAGCAGTAGTAGCTCTGGTAGCAGTAGTAGTGGAAGTAGCGGATCTGGTTATGGAGGGGGTTACTAGGTATTTTTACTTATCGCGACCCTACAGACAAAAAAATACCCCGAATTTTTTTTCGGGGTCTCGGTGAACGGGAAGTCAATTTCGGTTTAGGTAACCATGCTCTTGTAGAAAGTGCAGTGCTTCCTTTAATGATCCAAGGTGCACACCTTCCAATGTTATCTGTGGATAGGATGCATCACCACCGAATTCCATTTGGAATTGTTGCTTAGTAAAGTCATCGTCTAATTTATATTCTATATGCTTACCACCAAGTGCTGCTACTAGTTGGCATGCTCTCTCAGACTCCTGTCCTCTATCTGAATAGATGGTGACAGGTTTTTCTTTTAGTGGAGGATACTCTGAGATAAGTTTCTGTCCACTGTTTACAAACTCTTGACTCTTGTCTACTTTAACTACCATGAGGTTTGTGATCCTTGAATTTGTCGTGATTGCCGTCGCCTGGCATCTTACCATACGCAACGTATTGAATTGCTTGCATTGATCCCTCTAGTCTCTTGAGATCAGTCTCATTCTTAACATACTCTTCATACCATCCTTTTAATTCATCTTGTCTAGCAGACAGTTGCATAGTACGCTTAGTAAAACGAGCGATGAGTTGCTCATATGATTCAGTAGTTTTCATTCACCTAAAGTATGTATGACAGGTTTTTCTGTCTTCAATATATTATATAGTCTGGCATCATCTGCACACGACACTGGTATAAACTCAGTGCTCACATCAAACCCTTCATACCTATGTGACTGGTTGATCACGATGCTACCTGACTCTCCTGATTGTGACCTATGAAATGTGCCACGAGGTATAACTAAAGCACCACTAGCACGATTAAGATTCACTATGTGATAAGGATACTTCCATGTCTCATTGACCAATTCAAAAGTCCTCTCTCCTTGCACCACCCTATTATAATCATCTTGGTATTGATGTATATAAAACTGTTTAGCACCAACCACATCGGGTGGAGGTGATATTGCAGCACCAGTATGGACTACAAGGTCAGAAGCATTGGATGCTTCTACTGTTATGTCATAAAAAATAACATCGTCTGTCTCTCTAAACACACGATGCTTATTAAAGTGGATGTCACTCATTGTTTCTGTAGTTTTTCTACCACTGTTTCTTTACCCATGGGTGCAATGTCATTCAATCCATTCGCATCAAACCATGGTGCTTCTTCCCAATCAAAACCTTCACCGAATGTATTGTCAGGTGACATGACATACCAATGACATCTAGCGTCAGGTATATCTACAGCACACACTGCCCAATCATCTGCCCACTGTGGCACTTGCACATACATCACTGGTAAGTGATTAGCAAACAATGAAAGTATGAAAGAAAATATAATCACATTCCATTCCAGAATGTATCTGTTGGTGTCTGCATATTCCGTGAGATAACATAGAGACCTACGTTACATAGAAACCAATAGATGTTTACAATCCATGCCTGTCTCCAACAGTATTTCCTGTTGGTCTGTACGATATACATGTTTCTCTCGTTCATTGATTTGTCAACCTCTATTGGTCTAAACTTGAGGATTTGCTCTAAAACTAATGAGATTACAAACCCAATAGCAAAGACATAAAATAACAGGTTTAGTAAACCTGCCATTGAAAATAAGAATGCTAACATTAAGACTCTTCCTCCGTTTCTCTTTGGATGATTGCTGCGTCCAACTTATCAAACATAGTATCGGTAGACATCACGGTGTCTAGATGTGAGATCAATGCTCCCAACTCTCTAACTATGAAAGGTCTTTCTGATCTTGCTGCGAAAGCAAGTGCCTCTCTTAGATTTTTATCAGCGTCTGCAAGACACTCTTCTACTTGTTTTGATAATGCCATTAATCTTTTTTGTGTGCTTGTCTATGACCTTCGACTATTGCATCAACAATAATCTTTTTTAATTCTCTTGATTTCTTTTTACCAAGACCTGCTCTTGTATCTATCTTTACCTTGACCCAATAGAGTCCAATAAGAATTAGAGTAAAAGGGATTGCGTCTTCCCATGGGATAGCATTGTATGCGTTGGCAGCATCACCTAAAATAGCAAACATAATAACCTCAATCAATTTGACATCCTGTAATTGCACCAGTAACAATACCAAGTGGTATTGACCATGCCATCGCATCAGGATCGGATATTCCTGCTGCTACTCCTCCACCTAGGATACCACCTAGGAAAGCACCGTCTTCATTACACTCATCGGGTGCATTGTCTTCTCTATATGTAGGAGGAGCAGAATACCTGCTCCATCCACAAGGCACTTCAACTGTAGTGCGATAAACATCAACGTAACCAGGACTATCTGCTGTGCCAGGTCTGTAGACCTCTTTATACTTCTTCTCATAACATTTACGAGAAGATCTCCACCCACCAGACCATCCTCTATATTCATAGCGATCATCTGTATACTCACGCTGACCAGTAGTAGGATTGATGTATCCATTGTGGTGTGCGAAAGCAGGGGTGGCAGCAAACAGTGCCACTGCGGTTACGATTGACTTCATTAGTCTTCTTCAGCGAGTTTTGCGAAGTAAGAAAGATCTACATCTTCTTCACTCTTTAATGATTCTACCTTATCTCCAAACCCTGTGCGTAGATTAGGGACACTTTGTGAAGTGGTCTCCTCTTCTAATGTTTCTGGGTCAGGTCTCTTAGGTGTAACCTTCAAGACAGAATTAAGACGTGCTTCCAACTCTTCATAGGTTTTAAACTGTGACTGTGAAGTAAAGTCTTTAAGACTATAACATTCTTTCCAAGTTGCTTCCAACTCTTCGTCAGTTTTACCTGCTAGTGTAGAAGGATTTGCAAACCCACTCTTATCATAATTCCAAAAACCTGCAACCTTACAGATCTTTAGTCTAAAGTCTGCACCATTCCATAGATCGAATGGATTGATTGCCTGCTCATCTTCAAACTCAGGTTGTGCAGCAGCGACAATCTTGTCATGAATCTTCTTACCATACTTATAAAGGAAAACTTTTCCTTCATTCTCTGGATTCATTTCATCCTTGACAACATAGATGTTGCTGTAGTAAGAGAGTTTTCTCTTCTGCTTCCTTGCAATTTCCTTGTCAGTATCCTGTCCGCTATTCCACAACTCTCTGTTGAGGTCAGACACTGGATCCTTTTGTCCTAAAGTCGTTAGACTATTTTCAATATACCATCCACCAGGACCTTGGAAGGCATGACTCCATACTTGTGCCCAAGGAAGCTCTTCCCCTTCTGGCTCTGGTAGGAATCTAATAACAGCATACCCATTACCGCTCTTATCTAGAGACGGTTTCCATAGACGCTCATCTACTTGAGCACTGCCTGCAGGTTTCTGTAGTTTTTCAATCTCCTTTGTAAGTTTTGCAAAGGATGACCCTGAGGCTTTCTTGAGTGATGCGAATGACATCTTTGTATTCTCCGTGTTTGTATTTGGCATTTGTGCCACCGATATATGATGGCATACTATTTAGGTTTTGTCAAGACCCTGTGTTTTATTTTTTATGATGATATCCGTACCATTATGAGAGAATATAATCTCATCATCTGGATCCCAAAGTAACTCTTCCATGACATCGTTGAGACGCTTCATATCTTCCCATAGTTGCTCATTGTTCGGCATCATTTAACTCCTTCTTCCATCCGAGAAGTTTGTCTTCCATAACCTGTAGCACAGACATAAGATCCATACCACCTGTGGTTTTGAATGACAATGTGTCTACTCTATCTTTAATATAATCGACTGCCTCATCTGATTCATCCTCATGTGATGCGAGTGCTAGTCGTGCATAAAATACTTTCTGTTTAGCAATCAACTCTAGTGTCTTGTCAATGTGCTCTACTCTTTTCTTTATATCATACTCTGCAAATCCTGCAGACATCTTGAGTAACTCTGTATAAGTAACTTGAATATCTTCAAGAGAGTTTCTTACTACATCACTCTGAAAGAAATCATCTTTGTCTTCAGTCATAGGGGTAGGACTCCTCTACTTGTACGTTTAACATAATTTAGTTGCTGAGCATCCCACTTAATTTTATCCTTTAAAGGACGTGAGATTAATTTGTTAACAACTTCTATCTCTATGCCGTATTCTTCACAGACAGTTGTTACTGCTTCAATATAATTTAGTAGACCTTCACTTTCTTTGACAAGGTTTTCTACCAGAGAGGTAAATTTTCCTTGGGTCATAAATTCTTTTTCAATGTCGTTCATGAGACCTCCAGTCTTAAGCGAGAGACTCCACCAGACTCAATGAGTCCCGAGGGAAATGCGTTTGCTGCGATTGTCATGCGAGGTCTTTCTGTTGTATTCGGTTGTGCATAGTGTCTGATAGTGGGAGGGAAACAAACAAATTTCCCAACCTCAGTAGGCTCCTCATGCAAAATGTGATACTTAGTATCAGTGTAATCTCCAAAGGGGGAGATGTTAGTATTAGTATACCATGGATTTGGTAAAAGCCAAACTGTTTTGTCTTGTTTGTGTCCAGATGCGTAATAATTACTGCTCAGGAAACAATTTGGATGAGTGTGATCAAAGAAATGATCACCAGGATCATTCTTGTTTGCCCATGATGAGCAAAACTTTAACTCTGTAGCATTGGGTGCTATGTCTTGTCTTACTTCTTCAAGACACTCATTCATCCATGCAAATAGATCAGCAAACTGTGGCTCATCATGTAGGTTAGGTCCTTGTGCACGACCATCAACCTTTGCCCAGATCCAATTAGAATCGTTACGACTCCAATCCAATTCTGCTAAGTCTGCTGCAACTTTATCAGTGTCACCAGTGTAATAGAAACGATAGAATGGTATCCCTAAGAAGGAGTCTTTCATAGACGTGACTCAATGAAATCCCTATACTCTTTGATATAATCGAGAAGTTTATTAATATACTTCTCCTTATCATATCTCTGCTCTACTTGCATCTCTCCTGCTTCAGACACAGAGATCGTTACAAGTTTGTCTACTTCAATACCAGTGTGCTCATAATACATGTAAGCATATGCACTACACTGCACAAAATAATTCTCCAACCACTGAGGTTTCTTTAACTCTCTTGTAGTCTTGAAGTCAATTACAGCAAGCTCGTTATCAAAGTGAGCAAGGCAATCAACACGGCCAGCAAGGAATAGATTGTTAGAATAAAGAGGGGCTTCAATAAGATGGATATCAGAGATACGATCAAGATCCTTACGAGCAGCCCTAAAAAGGTAGTTGGTAAGACCTTCGCCTTTCTGATGTGCCTCAACATTTTCATTTCTTAAATACCTTTCAACGTGGTTGTGATACTTTGTCCCCCTCCATGAAGACTTCATACGAATCTTTTCTGCTTCATGGAAACCGACACGCTTCTGCCATTCCATGATACCTGCCTTGGATTGATGACCTATGACAGTAGTCACAGATGGCACCCAAACGGTGTCAAGTTTGTAGAATCTACCCTGCTCTAGGGTGCGTGATTCTAACTCAGGGATCTCGCAAGGAGGTCCCACATAATTAAACATAATAATTAATAACCAAGTTGTATTTTAGATACGAGGTATTCTTTAACAAGACCTGACCTCACGATGTCATCGATACCAAACTCCACACAGGTGAAGGATGGCATCTGTTTTAGAATTCTAAGGAAGTCTAAGATACCTTCTCTCTCATTAGACCTTACTAAATCTGATTGAAAGTAATCGCCACAGAAAATAATCTTACAGTCTGTGCCGACACGAGTAATTATACTATCTAACTCGTGAAAATTCAAGTTACTAAACTCATCCACTAGTATGATTGAGTTATCAAATGTTGTACCCCTGATAAAAGAGGTAGACCAGAAACTTATTGTTTCTTGAGCACGAAGATTAGAATACAATGCCTCGAAACTATTATCGTCTGGCATCTCAAACATATACTTTACCATATTCTTATAAGGAATCTGATAAAGGTTTGACTTATCTTCATGGTCACCTGGTAGGAAACCAATCTCTCGTGTAGGCACAAGAGATCTCACCATGTATAATTTCTCATACTTAGATGATGGGTCAAGACATTGCTTCAATGCAAGATACAAAGAGATGAATGTCTTACCAGTCCCTGCTGCTCCATGGAGCACAAGATTCTGCTCCTCACCATATGCTTTCCAGATCTTCTCTTGGTTTTCAGTAAGAGGCTCAATGGTTTTAAGGTGCTCGAGATTGATAGGTTTCTTTCTCCGCATGACCTTAGTTGGAATGTTTGCTAGTGTCTTTTGTTTCCTTCCTGGCATTAGGTGTAACGGCTAAGGTTTGCTTTGGGATGTGCTGCTTGGACTTTGGACATGACTTCTTTGAATCCGTCAGTCTGTCTAGGTAAACCGTAGGTTGTCCCTGCGATACCTGCTTGCCAGTCTTTATCCCAGTCTGGATTGTCTTCTCTCCACTTTTCGTATGCAGAGATAGACATCTGAAACTCCTGTTTCTCTCCTGTCTCTTTGTTTTTCACATTGTAGATTGGCATTAGTCTATCCTTAAACACGGTTGTAAATCGTCCCACTCATCGGGACACCCACAGTCTTCGCACCATTCAAGTGCTTTAGCGACGATAGGGAATTGACACATGAATACTTTCTTACAAGCATTTGCAATGTCCATGTGTTCTTTTTGTGTGCCATGAGCAGACCGTAAATCTATGTAGTGAATCCATGAGCGGACTGATCCTGTCATGTATATCTTAGTGGGGGTTGATAAAGGTAATACCATTCTAGCACACTCTTTAGCAATTCCGTGTCTCAATAACTCGTTATATAAATCTACTCCTTCATTAAAATACTGTGCAATCCTACCTTGTAGGAAATACTTTTCTTCTTGTGGCACATCATCGATACTATTCTGTCTATTCTTATCGTCTTGACGACGTAGATCAGGGACAGGAATCTCTTTCTCAACTGCTGCATAGCGTTGTGAGAATTCTTGGAATGTAAATGACCTGTGTCTCAATATCTGTGCTGCAATAGCACGAGAGGTATTGATCTCTAGTGTCAGGTGTGCCTGCTCAAACACAGACCAATGCTGATGCTTGATACAGTAGGACAGAAGTCCTGCTACGTTTGGATTGTCTTGATTGTTAGGGTTACTCACACGAGCAACGTATCCCATAGTTTTCTCTGCGTCAGGGGTGACACTAATCAGACAAACTTTATTAGTCATGCTTAAAAATTAGTCGTGCAAGTAAAAGGAGTCCAAGTGACTTCAAATAACCTAGGGTTGCTAGACCGAAGAGACTTGGCATGATCCAATTCCAAAGGAGCATAAAAACAAGCGGAGATATCAAGAGGTAACCAAGTCCTGCTGCAATCTTGCGACCCAACTCTTCGTTGTCCATCTTCTCAATCTTCGCCATCCATTCCTCAGTCCGAGGTGCTTCGACTTCTTCTTGTTTAACTTCTTTAGTTTTTCTTGGATCAATATAGACGCTCAAGATCTGTTACCCCATTTAATTTCTGGAAATGCTTCTGATACTACCGCCTTGGTAATACGATACTTCTTATGTAATACTTTGTTGACTGCTTTAATGAATGCAACAGCGTCATCTTTATACAAACCTTCCAGTAGTTGAATAAACATATTCTCAACCTTCATGTTAGAAAGATTGTCTGCTCCACCTTTAAAGTAGTAGTATACTTTCTTTGCTTCATTAAGCAAGTTAGTATGCTCAGTCCCCATCGGTGCTTCGTTGGGTCGGTAAGGTACATCCTCTCCGAGTGGCACTCTTGGCACAACGGTCTCATCAAAGTTAATGATAAACATTGTGCGTAGTGCTTGACTGTTATTATCACGAAGAATTTTAATCTTCTCTGCCTTTGTCTTAGCAGAGTGAGCCTTTTGTAAGACCTCACATATCAATAGTTTTTGCATGATTAATCATCAGTGTCAGTAATTGTATCATCTTCCTCGGTTAAACGCAAGTAGAATAGATCTCCTTGGTGGAAATTACCATCCTCGTCATACATTTCTGGGTGCATAACTATCTTAGCATAGTCTGCTTTTTCTTGCCACTCATCGAATGCTGCTTTGATATTCCATGATACCAAAAATCCGACAATGAAGCTACCAACCGTGAGAAAGAAGGAGATATAAAGAAAAGATAGATCTTCCATAGGTTACTCCTAATACTGCTGTTTTTATTTAGCCTGCTTACGACCAGGTCGTCGGTCTCTCTCATACTTCCATGCATCTTCTAGAATTGTGTAGAGATACTTCCTGATCTTTCTTGCTTCTGGTTTAGGGATGTGTCCGTATGCTTCACGCAATACTTTGTCTCCTCCCTTGATGTATGCGTCCAGATCTAGGACGGTTTCGTTGAGTGAGTTTGCAGTAGGGGATTCAATGAAGTTAGTAGTTTCTTTACGAGTATACTGTGCTCCCTTGAGATACCCATACATGTTAAAGAGGAAACGCTTCTTCTCGAATGCCTCATCGATTGATCTCTCGATCAACTCATACAATTCGTTAGCGTCTCTGATTTTCATTACAGGAATTTGCCTTCTCGTAGATGTTTTACAGCGTCGGTGCATCCACCAACTTTTTGCCCACCAATGATTACCTGTGGGAAGGTAGCACCACGACCAAACTCTTGATAGAATGCATCGCGTCCGAAGTTAACATCAAGTTTCATCTCGTTGTAACTCCATCGATTCATATTATACACCTCTTTTATTTTTGTGCAATAGGGACAACCGTTTCTTGTATAGATTGTTGTAGTAGCAGGAATCTTTGCCATAATATTATAAAGAAAAAGAAAGGGGTCATATGACCCCTAGTTTATTATATAGGATTTGACTTAGAACTTGTACTTTAATCCAGTTTTGAATTCGTACTTGTTGTCTCCACCTTCATTTGATTCATACTTGATGGATGCTTTTGCACCAACTGAATCTGAGATAGGGAAACCTACACCAGTTGCAATAAAGATCTCTGTATCTGCTTCTCCACCATCAGGTGCTGTTGTAATAGGACCACCTTCTACAAAGTACTTAGAAGTACCAACTTTACCTTCGTAACCGATCTTTCCTGTGAATTCGGTTGAAGAGTAGTCAGAACCTGTCCACTTTGATTTTGTGTCGATACCGACGTAAGGACCTGCTAATACAGGTGCTGAGAATGCAGAGACTGCTGCTACTGCTAAGAGTGATTTAATCATTTTTGTTTTTAGTTTCTCGCAGAAAAAAATCCTGCGGATGTTAGACCTCCCGACATGGAAGTCTTTTTAATCTACGCAGGGTTACGATCTTTCGAGTCCTTTGTAATGGTATTTAGTATACCTTAATACCGTCTTAATGTCAACGGTGTGCACCTCCTGACAGTCCCTGATGTAATTGATACATGCAAGTGATGCCGAAGATGCCTGTGTGATCGGGTGCGTAGTAGTAATCAGGGTGACTTGTTAGGTGAGTATTCCTACCCGATTCCCAAGAAGATCGCACCTGATGTATAAGCATACCATCATTCCACCATTTGTGTCCAACCCTTGTGACACTTTTTTTACTGACCTCTTCCCAGTATCCAGAATTGTGCTCACTACCATACTGATAATGAAAAGCGAGAGCATCAATGTATGCCTCGATCATTCTACGATACCAGAGATTACCTAGCAATTTCTCCTCTAATGTTTGGCCATTAACAATATAGTCGCAGATTCTTTTTGCGACCATATCGTAATGAAGAAGTGAAAGTGCTTGAAGAGGCTCGAAGAATAGTAAAGCGTTACCATTCAGTGCCAACTTGTTATTGACAATCATATCGGGTGCGTATGAAGGCACCCATTCATAAAGATCCCCTTGTGAATAGAGGATCTCTGCGTCGAGATGAGTTTGATACTTCCTGTTGTAGAGGTAACCCGTTCTAGAAAGTCCCTTCTCAGGAAAAGGAAGACTAAACTTCCACCCATACTCATGTGCCAGATGATATGTATACTCTGGATGACCATGTATTTTATGGTCGTCAAAATATAATACACTATTAACACATGGTATGTCAATCTCTTTTCTATAATTGCTTAGAGCACCCGAGCAGTTAATAACAAAATCGTATTCATTCTGCAGTGCATTCAATGCAGTAACACGTTTGCCAATAAACTTTACCCCTTTATATTTCTCAAGATTCTCTTGAAGAAATGGGTTAAGAGTTTTGGTATAGAAATGTATTGCATCTTGATAGATAAATCTATGATAGAAATGCTTAGACTTACCCCATCCAACAAACTCAATCCCTTTCTTGCGTGAAGCAAGACCAAGAGATATAAGATCATCAATGGTTAAACCTAACGTGCATTCAATCAGCGATGCAAATTGAGGTGTGGTTGACTCACCGACAGGGAGTTGGGAAGTTTCGGGATCATAATAACAATCGACTTGGATGTCGTACGTCAATAGATTCATGATGGAAATCAATCCACCACTACCTCTACCGATCACAGCTACCTTCATTTACCTTCTAGATAATTTCTAATGTTTTCTGCCTCGTCTGTTGTAGTATCAACAGGGTCATGGGGAGAATCTATACCGACTTCTTCTCGATAGTCTTCCACCATCTTATCATAAGGTATTTCTCTCAATTCGTCAACTATATTCTTTCCACTAGGTTTCATATCTAGATCTCTGATAGTCTGAATAGGACTATTCCAATACCTTTTCATCTTCTTAAGCATCTTAGCACGACCCTTTGGATCATCCTTATACTTTTCAATGACATCACGAAGGACTTTTAATTCTCTTGTTGTTTTTTGTAGAGATTTATCTGCCCAGTCCTTATGTCTCTTACGACCTGGCTGCTCACCAAAACCACTCATTACTGTACTCCGTTGATACGTACTTTAAATTTCACTCTATCCTTGTATTCTTTCTTATCTATAAACCAATACATCGATTCCCTATTATGTGACTCTTGATAGTATGCATCATAAACAGGTCTCTTAGTATCTCTATACCCTCTTCCACCTGGCTCATAGTTGATTGCAATTTCTGCAGGTATGTTTTTACTTACAGGATTGTAACTACCAGAGACTGATCTATGTGGATCTAACGTCGGAGAGTAAGGTGATACAGAATTGGCAGTAGAATAATCAGTGATGCGATCAGTATACTTTGGTGGCCAGTAGAATACAAACTCCTGACCTTCTCCGTAACCGTCACCATAATCAAGGACTTCCAATAATTCTATTGTAGCATAGAAGTTAGTTGTTCGTCTACTACCTGTGCCATAACCCTCATTCTTTGCCCAGAATGTTATACCAACACGGATCTTAGCAGTGTTAGCACCGATGCCATGGTCTTCTTGGTTTTCATCATCCTCTGGTATCAACCAGTAGTCCTGTATGAAATAACCTGGCTCAAGTCTTGTATTAACCTCAGGATTCTGTTGCATACCATTGTATAGGTTGTCAACCATCCACTGTGTGTCAGCATCTTCTGCAAACCCATTCATCTTAGATTCATACCATGCAAAAGAATCAGAGGCATACTTCTGTAGTCTAGCGTAGTGTGTCTCTGTTTGTATGTGTCTCTTCACATCGTTAGGTGCGTTGACTCCATCAATATACTGAGGACCTGTCTTACCATCTTTGAATAACATTCTGGTGAGCAATAAGTTAAAGTGTTGTGACTTGTCATCGGTATGGAAACCATAGGTATCAATGTATGAATTCCTATCTGTGCCATCCCATCCACGAATGACTGATCCTTTACGGTTAGTCCATGTCTGATACTTGGTATAGTTTGTAGTGTTGTTGTAAGTGGCATCAGTATTAACAGCAGCAGAATTCTCCCATACTTTATACCACTTCTGTGCTTCTTCAATCTCTGCATTCTTATGTCTGTCTTCGTTGTTGTGTATGTAACACATGTCAAACCCAGTGATTGCTCCACCAACTCCTTTGGATGATTCAGCTTCTGGATTTACAGTCGAAGGGTATGGAATAGACCTAGCGTCTCCGTCTTGCGTTTGTAGACGCATAGAGAAGGTGCTCTCGAAGAGATAAGACTCCTCATCAAGTATTGCTATGCGTGGTGTAACATTACCAACAGTAGGACCACGCTTGATCTCAGTAACTTTAAATTTAACTACATCATCCTTGACAACACTAAAGAATTCTTCTGTGTGTAGTTTCTTTCCTATCTCTGGCCAGTCACCTGCTTTAAACTTGCCTTCCCAAACAGCAGATCCATTAACTGATAGTTGTAATACAAATACAATACAGTCACCCGATAGACCTTGAGTGATACCACCCATACTACGAAGAGAAAACTTTCCAGTATGTAGTATCGTAGATTTCTGTGTCCTATTAACTTGGAATAGATATTCACCAAGACATTTACCACATCCTGCGTCACTACTATTACCTGTCACATCTACAACTAGAGCTCCACAGTCAGCTCTCATCAGCATGACATCTTTGAATGAAGTCTTAAACAATCTAGGATCACAGTCATTCTTAGTGAGCATAGGTTTGGTTACAGGTGTAGGTGAGTCATTCTCCCACACATAACATTGAATACCTTCATATGTTGTTGATCCACCTGCCCATATGACTTCATGCCAGAATTTACAGTCATCAAAGTCACTGTCACCACCAATCAGATCTTCCCACCATTGCCAGTGGTCACCCTTCCATACTGTGTAGTCTCTACTATCACTTACAGATCCCCTAGGATTCAATGCATCATTAGAGAAGAGTGTGTAGTTAGATTCTGCTGATGAGACACCAGTAATCCTCCATCCATCAGATAGTTGAGAGAATGATGTGAATGTATCACCTACATTGTATGAGTTTAGTTGAGCACCATTAGACACAAGGGCAAACCCTAAGTTTCCTCCCTTGTATTGTTGTAGGATAGTGATAGGTATGATATGTTGTGACATACCAGTTTGATTGGTTGCATCTACGACCAAGAGCTGAGCCCACCTCGGCACACCATCTGTCTCAATGTATGCAAACAAAGTATTTCTATATCCTGCTCCACCCTTCTCTACATCAATATTCATTACTATGACATTGCTAACATCATTAGGAATGAGATAGTAATTCCTATTAGAAGCTTTAGTAGGTGGCTCTAATACAGTTTGCTTACGGATAGTGTAGTAGTGATCATGATCTTCTGTTATTCCTGAGTTCGCCTTAGAGATATTAGATATTCTTATGGTGCCATTACAATCATCATGAAGGTCATCCAATAGACAGATAGACTTACCACCATTGTATATTCTATCTGATAGTGGTGAGTTTCTACTGTTTAAATTCTGGAATGAAATAGGATATGATCCTACACCTATGTTAGTAAATCTTTCAGTCTGCCTACCAGTATAGTTATTGTTACGAGTAAAAGTCCTACCGTCAATAGTAAATGAATCAAGGCAAACTCCTGCTGAGTTGTATGTATCTTTCCATGACCACTCAATAGTAAAATCAACACTGCCACCTGATACTACAATATTATTACCAGAGAATACAACTGTGTTAGGAGTCTTGATTCTGTCCAAGTATCTGTGCAATGGCATTCCCTTCTCTACGTTAGTCAGATAAGGTGCCATGGCAGCAGGATCTTCATATGCATATCCTAATATCTCAATGAAACCCTGTTGAGAGGCATTCATAGTCGCTCTCTCACCTTCACCTTCAGCGTCTGGTTGTCCTGGATTAGTTGTAAGAAATGTATCTACTGTTGCAGAGGAATAGTATTTGTATAGTGGGACAGATCTATCATCTTTCTTTCTCTCATGCAAATAAAATACAGGTTGACTCGATGTCAGAGTATATCCTGATGGTGCTGTGGATGATGTGCCATAGTCATGGTTAGTGCCATTAGCATTACCCTCGATGACCATGAGTGCAACGTTGAAACTAGCGAGGTCACCTGTAAATGTAGCTGATGCCTCTGTACCTACAGCAGGTAAGGTGCCAGTGTATGTCGCATACCAGTTACTATCATACTCACCACCATCTAAGAATGGCTCGACTGTAAGAGTTACAGTAGCACTACCTATCGTAGCTGTATATGTTTTAGTAGAAGTGGTATTCCATATACTGTTACCGCCAGGATTCTCAATCTTATTTCCATTCCATGTGCCATCATAGTTTGTAGTCACACCTAGTAGATTGTGTAGACCACTTCCATATGGTTTGAATGCAAGGATAGCACCCTTCCCTTTTACATACTCATAGATACCAACTCTTTTAGGATAGCAGTTAGCAATACAGAATGACTTAACGTTACCATTATATCCTCTAGGGTAGAAGGTAACACAGTCTTGACTTGGTGGTTTCCATGCACCATCAACGTATGGTTTGAAGAGACACTCGAGTGCATCCTCTACACATGCTGCCCAACCACTATTTGATTGCTCTGGTGGACAATAGAATCTTTCTTTAGTATCAGTCCTCTCCCAGTTACCATCGCCAAGATCATTGACTAGATTATCTCTTTGAAACTGCCATAACTTATCACAATTCTTATCACCTGTGCCTAGAGTAGGTGGAAATATACCACCACCTATAGGAGGTAGACCCAATGGAAATTCTGTGCATGTCCTAGGATCTGTAGCATACTTCTCACACTCTGGACAGAAGGGTAGGTATGGAAACATGTCACAGATCATATCGATCGGTGGGTCTACAGTTAGTGATGGTATAGATGGTGTAGGTATATCAACATCGGGTTGACGAATACCACTATCATCTGTTGCTCTTGGTGGATAACATCTTCCCACCAAAGATCTAATCACTGCTCTAGGATCTATGTCCTCATTAGATGGAGGTGCAGGTGGTGGTGTAGGTAAGTCTGGAGATGTGCCTCGGTCTGCACTGTTGGGTAGTGGGATAGGACCATAGCATCTATTAGCAGGGTTGTCTGCAGGATTCTGATACGTTGGTGCACCACTAGACTCTGCTGCAGGTGGTGTTACTAACGTTATCTGTATAGGGTTAGATGAATCTAAAGGGTTAGGTGTAAGACTCTCTTGTCTGAAAGGACCATAGCACCTTCCATCTGCTCCAAGCACAGGGTCACTAGACTGCACGTTAGATCGTGGGTCACTAGGAATATACCTCGTAATGTTACGAGGATTCTGAGCGTCTAGTGCATTAGATTGTAGTTGCGGGATGGTCGGAGAGTAACTTCCACCATAACACCTTGGATCCGCTGTCATTACAACTAGTTAGGTATCTTTATTTATTTCCTCATCTTTAGTCTTGTATGCCCACTCATCTGTGTGTCCGACTGACCACCATTTAGGTAGTGTCTCTACTGCATAGTTTTGTGTGCAGACTTTGAAGTCAGGTTTCTTTAAGTTATCATTATCAACCAGACTGTTGTCAAAGAATTGACATCTGTTGTTAGGTTGTGCAGCAAACTGTCCGTTGTCTAGTGCAATGATATTGAATGTCTTGTGCTCTGGATCATGCTCTGAGAAGTTTGTATCTAATACAGAGAAGTCAGGATGTGCTGTGTCAATAGTAAACTCATACTCACCAGGATGCATCTTCTTATCCTTACCAAAGAAAGAGCAGCGACCAAGGATAGGTTTCTCTACAACTGTAATATTATAGTCAAAACAATCCCACAATTCTAAGACATCTAATGGTAGTTGATTGTCTCTGTCGTAGTCCTCTTTCCATACGAATGCACTGAGTGGTAACTTATCAAACAGTGCACCGTAGTCAGTTAGTAATGTCTCAAAGTATAATGCCTTTGCTTGTATGCTTCTTACTGATATCCATAAACCAGGTGTGATCTCTCCATGACCTTTCTCTAGATCATAAAGGTATTCTTTCTTCACCCAAACTTTTCTGGGTGGTAGGGGATGTACTAAGTATGCCATGACAAAATTATACCACAAAAAAAGGGAGGTTGCCCTCCCTGATATTTATTAGAATCGATGGAAACTATTCTAACACTTCCTTACAAATTCTTTTGCATGTGGATGCACTATCGTTACACTCAATGAGACACTCATAGTATTCGTCTTCCATTGTCGTAGCGTCATACGGATGCCATGAATTTAATTGATTGTAAGGTAGTAAATTTTTCATTGGTTTGACTCTCCATTGTGGGGCACATAATAAAATAAGATTTTCATTGCATCTTATTGTCTCCAAATCCTAACATTATTTAGATAAAAAAAGAGACCCTTTCGGGTCTCTCGTAATAAAAAGAAATGCCTAGTTGCCGATCTTCTCGACTGCATCTCGTGCTTTCTCTAGTATCTCTCCTTTTAGAGGAACGAATCCTAGTTTAGGTGCTTTGTCCTGATACTCATCACTTAGTAGTCTGCTCAATGAAGACTTGATTGCTTTAGTATTTCTACCATTGCCTTCTTCATAAGCAAGTATCCATGTCAATGTAGCAAT